TCTCCTCTATGACCTCCCTACGGCTATGACTAAACACCGGTATTGCCCAACCATATGGCCACACTAATGATAACACCCACATAAACGCTGGGCTTCCCGCCGGTAGGTGAACGTAAAGCTCCACATTATTCTTCCTAGCATACTGCTCAAGCACCTCTGCAACATCAAGCGCAAGTGCTCTAAGTTCTTCGATATTACCGGGGCTCTGCCTTAGCTTCGCAACAACTTCTTTATCCAGTATATCCTCAGCGCTAAGAAACTCACTAACGCCAAACCTCCTCTTGGCTTCCTCGACCTGCTCTTCCGTAAGGTTGTGGGCAGTCAGGTTCACGAACACCTTCCTCATCTTCGAGCCCTCCCACCGTTCGTGTCATTCTATACTACGGCTTTAGACTTTATAAAGTTTTTGGTTCAAACATTCCCATCGTATTTGGCAATGGTATAATACTCTTCACAATATCTCCAATCCTATCAACCTCACTAACCGGGAAATATACAGCACCATAAATCCTATCCTTAATTTCATCAAACTCCATCCTATTCGAACTATATATAAACAAAAAGCCATCGTTCAATACAACAAATTACACACCAAACTCAAATTCACCACTAAACCCATTCTTGCGCCATCTAGCAATCAAATATTCATAATTAACCTCGGCACCATTCTCTTCCATAAACTCAAGAAACTCAAGAATCTTCTCCTTCATTCTTAGTACCTCCAAAAATACTTCCATAAATTGGAACACCATACTTAACATCCACAACAACAAGAATCGAATCTTTAGGTATAACCTTCTTATCATCTACCGCGTTGTTATTCACCACATAATAATACGTAATACAATCTTCTGCAGGCTCATACGCATACGCCAAAACACTCAGCCATTTACCATCTTTGAAAATAATAACATGCCTCTCCCCATAACGCCGAACCCAATCACTCAAAAGAATATCCCTCAAAAAGTCCCGATTTTCAACCAATAATTTTCTGATGAAATAACTATCGGGATTCACCTTAATTACTGCAATATCACCATAAGAATTTATAACACGAATACCCTTCCTGAACCTACTGACCTTAAATTCAACATTATCCTTATGAAACGATGGCCATAACCTCCATTCAACATACAAATTAATATTCAAATCACCAAACTTAATCTTCATTGCACATCACCCCCCATCGTCCTTAATAGAAAGTGCAATAAATATAACAACCAGCCACATAACCAGAAGAATTACAATCTGCAACTACAACAAACTCAGCATTAGTCATTTTTCATCACCACAGCAATTCTAACCATACCCTTCCATGCAATCCGCAGACATTTAAAATTACCAAAACCCCCAAAATCATTTGGTACGATGAATCCCACATCATTTCCCAACTCAACATAATCAACACCAACCCTCTCTAGAAACTCAATAAATTCCATATATTCTTTAACGCACTCATCATCCATGAAACTTCACCTCAGGCTGCTCTGCATAATTCAACGCAGACTTTCGAAATAAGATACCCTGCGCCTTCAATTGCATCTAACAACTCACCTATCCAATTCATTCTGCATCACCTCCAAAAACAATACTGCGGGCTTTAACTTTGCTACCACCACGTCTGTAATTCTCTTCTCAGTCTCATTGCATACTTAATCTTCCACTACTCTGCACTCATATCCAATACCCTTATCGTGATAGTTTCTATCCTTTGTCAACCTACTATAATACCTGTGAACTACCTCGCCACTATCATTAAACCACCTACACTCAACGAGATATACACTATCATCGTCTAGTTCCACTTCATCGATATGAAGTTCACCGTCTAAAAGTTCCGGCGATGTAATCTTACTAAGCCGTTTTAATTTCTCTACAAACTATTCAGCCTTCTCCTTGGTTGAAAATACGCCCCAAACCTTGTAAAAATAATCGATAGCCCATTCAACAACAACATACACTTTCATCCTACTCACCTCCAAAAAACAATACCGTGGTTCAGTTACTGATTATAGTTACCACGAATTTAGCTGCGTTCGTTAATCCCTCTGATTACACCAATCCCAACAACCCCGCCGACCACCTTTACAAACTCCCAGCCATCTCAAACTGCTTAATAATTCATATAACTTCACCCTTTATAAACCTTATGCTCCTTTATCGATAACGCTCTGTACAGCTAGCATCCTCTGCAATACGTTATAACACCGTCTGGAAATCAACTTCCTGAACTTCCTGAAATCAACCGTGCAATTCTCTCTGAAAATCTCAGCGCCTTCCTCTTCGATAACATCTTCTAATACCCGTCTTGGCAATACTGTCATTAACTCCATGCTCAACCTATAACCCTCATCAACCAGCGCCTGGATGACTTTCTCAACGCGGCGCGGGGGAACGTACTTTTCCAATAAATACGCCTCACAACCTTCCTGACGAGCTTTCTTCTTGCTCTTGCCGAACACCTTCTCATTCCTCTCCTTGAACCTCTCCGATACCAACTTTGCGAAAATCTGCAAATCGTAATTCTTGAACACCACGCCTTCTGCCTCGCCGTTGTAATACTTCGACTTAGGAATTACCTTATCCAAATAATGCTCATCAATCTCGCTCACATCTCGCACATCAACCAGTGGAACAATTTCAATACCCAGCCGCGCAAATTCCTTCTCTGCCTCATCATAACTCAACCATTTCTCGCCATTCCAAATATCAATACCCAGGAACAGTGGGGTTCTGTTCCAATCGTACTGAATTGTGTGCGGAATCATATACTCGACAAAATACACCCAACCCTCGTGCAAATCGCCGGGCTCGAACTCGAGGACCTTCTCAACCGCCCTCCTAAACTGACCAACATCATCAACACCCGTAAGTTCTCTCCGCCTACTGCCGTACCTAAGCCTACCTCCATCATTCATAAACCGAAAATTCGCCCCATCGACCTTCTCCGTGACATAAACAATACCGCGCTCGAAAATGCCACGATTCTTCTCGTGACCTAACCTATAAATCTTGGGATAACGAATAAACCCATCAATCACCGTAAACACCTCCAAAATAAACCGCGTTAATACCAAGCGCCTCTTCATCGTCTATCATAAGCGTTAACATCACCTCCCGACAAATAATACTCCAAATCCCTCCTAAAAGCGTCTGCGACAATTTTCCAAAACTCGTCTTCACCAATATGTTTATACCAATTCTTAAACACCATCATTGTGCTTCTGTTATCAAATATTATCCCCCCCAGATGTATCTCCCTCATGAAATTATCAAGAACTATCTTTACGTTCTTTCCGAAATAAGGGAACTTCAGCTTTAATATTCCTGCGAAACTATCATCATCTTTCCACCTAGCCTTCCCATTCTTGATATAACAATTCCGATATATCTCACCAAACCCATAAAATCAAACTTAATATCAAAAACTAAACTATTCTCAACGCTGACCCTACCATCATTCATCACCTTCAAAAAACAATACTGCGGGCGGGGGTTTTAAAGTTTTCGTCACTCCTCGAACTGTCTCCTAAGCCTGCGCCCCCCCATTCATCAGCACAACAACAGCTACGAAAGACAATACCAACGCTAGGGTATTTAAAGTTCCGATTACGGGGCCAATCACTGCTCCCAAAAAGAAAATCAACACTTTCTCGTATAGTCCATCCATTGCATCACCTCAGCGCCGGGAGCCAATCTATACTCGAACCATCATCCAAATACTTACACGATAATACTGTGTCGTTAGCACCGATGACGCAATCAAACACCCTGTCGCGCTCGTCAAAGTTATACGTCTTCTGCTCGTATGTATTATCACCGCTCAAATACATAATACCCCCGAACACACTCAAAATAACAACCGCCGTCAACACAATACCCAGCGGCGCCTTATCCAAGTTCATCACCCAATAAAGATACACCACCAAATGTTAAAAGGGACAAACCTCAAACCCGCGCGAAATAAAACATCATTACTCAACAACATCATCCGTCTTAACCACCAGCGATACAGCCTTACCTCGCCCGTGGTGCATATGCTTCCATCGCCTCCACTAAAACATAATCGCCATCCTAATATCGCTCACCTCGTCCTGAACTATAACATCTCCCCTTCGGTACAAAGCAATACCGCGGCTGAGGTATAGTGGTGTCTTACCTGTCTGTTCAAAATTTCGTCTTACGAATTCGCCCAGCGCGTTCTCTACATACCCATCACTTCTCAAACCTGACATCGTACAGCCGCCTAACCAGCGCCAGCCAACCACGACTAATCTTCGTATCAATAACAATACCCGGACGTTTACCGTTCCATATTACATACCTCGGGGTCATAGCCATCGTCTTTAAATCAGCTCTAACTTTTCTCATAGCATCGTAATAACCCTTCCAATATCCGTACTTATACGCAACTTCAACATCTAACTGAGTTGGAATATAACCCAACCCTTCCCTCCTCACAATACCGTTATACCTGTTCCAATACGGCTCGTTTTTCTTCCACATTGTATATGCCTTATTTCTCTCCTCTGCAACCCATTTTTTATACCGCACAAGAAGATACCTCACGAACAACCACTTATTAATACCCCGATACAGCAAATCGCCGTAAAGCCAATCTCTCGCGCCATCATTCAATGCACCTATAACAGCCCTATGCTTCACTATATCCTCAACCACCAACTCGGGGTAATTCTGCTTCCACTGCCATTGAAATTCCGGTCTCAACTCAACAACATTACCATCCTTATCTATGAACTCCAAATCCAGATATCGCTCAAAATACTCCTCCCACCGCGGCCAACCGCCAAACACAACAACCTTGTAACCATCCTTCTTAACCAACTCAACTTGTCTATCACGAATACCGCTAATGCCGACCATACTATTCACCCCAAACAAACTCCTAATATTTTTCCTCTTTGTCATAAACAACTTTACCATTGCTATCAATTATTACTACGCGCCATCGCCCCGCACCATACTCGGCGTATAAATCTTCAAGATATGCACCAACATCTATACCAAAAATCTCTTTACCATCCTTCATAATGATAATGCTGTTAATCATTCTTCATCACCCCACAAAACATAACATAAGCAAAACTAAACAAAAACAAAAACCTGTCAATAAAAATAAGAATCAAAACACATTCCGATTCTTCACAAACAACTCTACCCTTAATCCCTTAAACTTAACCCAGCCCTGCCAAGCAACAATCTTTCTAAGACCATCCTCATCCTTCCACATTGGGAAGAGCACAGCCTCCCCGAACAGCGGGTCTCTGACCTTTATGGCAAGGCCAGGAAGAACCTCGAACTTAACATTCGGCAGTATATTCTCAAGAAAACTCTCGCTTGGCTTCTCCGCATTGAAATTCCAAATCCAGCCACCATCAAGAGTCTCGACCTGCCACGTCATTGCCTACCACCCCCAGCTTTTGTTTTTCGATTATAATTAACACCTTGCCCTTTATAAAGTTTTTGCTGCAATCATCGCTATTCCTCCAAAGCATCAATGACGCTTCATTACAACTTTTTTCAACCAATATCTATTATTTTCGCATCTCTAAATATCCATGCAAAATGTCCCAACATGGCCACAATCTCAACATCAATACCACTATACTTCCACATCATACCCTCAAACGCCTTCCACCATTTTCTCTTATCAACAGTATACCTTGTCCAATAATCTCCAATTTCGTCTTTACCCTCGACATAAATTTTAACACTATCCAAAAATTCAAGAATAATTGCCTTAAATTCGCGTGGATAACATTCTTCACCAATATATTTGCCGTTTTCATCCCAACCTTCTACACAAAAATATTTGGGCATTTTAAATCACCCTACAACCCTGTTCAGCGCCGCGCCGTGGACAATGATAACATCCTTACCATCAACCAACTGGCTAAGAACCGACCCAATCTCATCCTCGCCGATAGTAAATACCCAGCCGTCGCCGCCGACCCAAATCCTGAGCTCGCCTGTGTCTGGCTTAATGAAAGCATTATCTGTCTCAAATACGCCAACAACACGCTTCTTACTCTGCGTTGAATAAAATACCACAAACCTAATCATTTAGCAACACCTCCGTACTTCTTCACAAACTTAATCACAACATCGTGGGGCAATACGAATGAAGCGTCGTCGAAAATAGTCCTCACGCCCAGTCGCGCGAGGTTGCGAATATCAACCCAACCATCAACAATACGAAGCAATACCCCGCCGTAACCAATACCCAGCAGCTTAACCCCGCCAACAAGACCGCCCTCATAAAGTAAGCCTCGCTCTACAGCGTCAACCACCTCGGCATACATTCCAACCGCGTCGATACACTCGCCCGACTCATCCACCGCACCGTGAACGCTCTCGATATGAGCTACCGCCTGCTCCACCCGCGCGAAGCTCTTGCCACACAACTTGCAATAATACGGCGCCTCAAAAACATCCTTAACAAAATCCGCCCTAACAAATAAACCCTGCTCTTCATTCCCGTTCAGGGCAATATTCTTCAGCTCCTTTCTATCGACAATACGGCGCAACTCACCGTTCCTGTTCCAGTAATACCCAACCGGGTTTAGTAATGTCTTACCTCTCTCCTCGAACCACTCATCCGCTCCCCACCAAGAAACAATGCGGCAGTGAAATGGCTTGTTTACCAGTAGAGGAATGTTTAAATAGCCCAGCTCGTGCTTCGCCTTGCCCCAATACCCACGAATATCAAACTCCACAACATAACGATACGCATCCTTCACACGGCGCCCGTGAAACATACCCCGCCCAAGAATTGCTGCAATATAGCCCTCGTCCAGCGCGAACCACTTCTCCTTCACCGCGCGGCCCTTCCAATCGCGCTTGAAACAATACCCACAACCCTTCTCCATCAGACAATTGAACTCCTCCTCGCTCATAACGCGAAAAACCCTCATCGTAAAACCACCCCATTTGGAAAACAATACTGCGCAGCTGGTTTATAAAGATTGTGACTTTACTCTGCGAGTGCGGGGTTTGTGTAATCGTTCGTCTTTCCAACGTCCGACGCGACATGCCCAATATACATAACCCATGATAACCAACTGGTAACAGCGTGCTCTCCAACCTCCAAAATAATGTCGACACCCATATCCTTTAACTTCCGAAAAGCTTCCTCACCGGCATCGCGCGGAACAATAATTTTCCAAACATACTCATCCAAGCGCGTATTCCTAATCCAATTTTCTTTTACATCTCTGTTCCAATCAAGAACCGAATGTATTTTATCTGAAATATCCCAATACTCACCTTCCCGGTAACCGATGGCAAGAACAACCCATTCACCCCTCTCAAGTTTAATCAGCACCTTCTCCTTCCAGTCACCAAAATTCTCCATGTAATACTCCCTGCCCTTTTTCGTTAGCAGAAGATAATTCCTGCCATATTTCTTCCTAACCCTGAGATAACCCTTCTCAATCAACTCATCAACAACAATACCAACCTCCCGGAACCTGATGCCTGTTTTCTTGCCGATATCTCTAATAACATACCACTTGTTTTTCCCAAATTGAACCTCCTCGTCTTGTGAAAAGCCATAATATCTTCCAAAACAAGCCCTTCAAGCTTAAACCTGTTGGCAGCCACCATCATGCATCACCAATAGCATATACGCCTTTAGCCTTTATAAAGTTTGCGGTTGATGGCTTAATTAACATCGCCAATCATAATAACAACCACATCAAATACGCGAACACCATGAACAATGCCGCGCTCGTCAAATAATACCCAGGGCTGTGCTGCTCTTCAAGAACACCCACCTCAATTGCTCTACCAAATCAAATTAACAACCGCTCCTAACAAAAAATACGCGAAAAAGAATGCCGCAATCCAGTTCATCGTTACACCTCCCCACCCATTAAAAACAATACCGCGACGCTCCCTGCAATTACTCACCTCATCAATAACAATATCACAATACCCTGCTCGTTGAAATAACACCGCAATACTGCAGCAATTGCATGGTCATTCATTTCAACGGGGGCAATGCCGCGGCACACTCCCACAACTCACCGCTCTAGTAAAGACAATACCGCGCTGACTGGGTAATACCGCGCCTGTTAAGTGACCCCGCGGGGGGTTAATTGCAGCTCATTGAAATCCATGCGCCGATATCGCTCGTGAAAATAACGCTCTTGCCCGTGCTCACCGCGTAAATACCCTCGCTCGGGAAATACGAAACAATACCCAGGAACTTAATCCCGGTCCAGTAATCGCTCATTATCCTTCACCCTTGAAATGAACTCACCCAGCCAGTGATTGAACGCGCCAAAGCCTATCACATCCGGGTAAATCTCGACCTTTTTCACCAGAAGCTCGATACCACCCACCGGCTCGAACTCCGCTCTAAAAGCAACCTCCCCGCTCTTTAAATTCAGCACCTCGATGAAATCATCTTCTACACCGTACAATACCGTGTAGTCCTTGATGACGGTTACTTTGTGTTTCCGAATGTAATTGTTCAACTCGTAAAGAACGTCTAAATCAATCCAATACTCCAGCACAGCAATACCCCTCCTCAGTTGATGACCTCGATATCATCGCCCATCTCGTACTCTGAAACAATACCCAGGAACTTGGCTTCACCGACCCAGACCATAATCCATACCAAGCCCCACACAGCCAACGTCTTAGTCAAACACCCGCGCGTTGTAACATCCAAATCAAACTTCAACTTCTTCAGAAAATACGCAGTTGCTAAGGTTGCGAGAATATCGTCATTCTCCAACGCCTCGTCCATCTCTTCCACTGTCCGCGCGATATCTTTAAACCATTCAATACCAACCTCATCAATACCTGAGCCGAGATAAACCGCGAATTTCTTTCTACCCCGCTCAAACAGCGCGTAATAATACACACTCATTTTCATACCCCCGTGCTTAGTAAACTTTCAAACCTTTAAACTTTCAAACCTTCAAACTTTTATCATCTTCAAACTTTACTTCACTTTCAAACCTTTAAACTTTTAAACCTTTCTTCACATTTAAATCTTAACTCTTCATCTTAAACAATACCCAAACAAATTTTCGAAAACTCTTAAACAATACCGAAAACTTTTGCCGTATTTCTTTTTTAGATGAGATGTGATGTTAAGTTTAGATGAGATGTTTTCTTAGTTTGGAAGTTTTCTTAAAGAGCGTTAGAGAGACTCTGAGCCCGTGCGAAATTTAAAGTTCGAGACTCACCTCTAACCCGCGCGCGGTGACGTATGAATAGCAATAACAACCAAAGCCCAGGCGCCTGGGGAGGAGCTCCTCCAAATATATTACACCACAAACATTTAAAAAGCTTTCGCCAATAACGCAATCACAATCAGAATCAAAATGTACGTAATAAGCACCTTGATGAACTCTGCCGTGCTTAGTTGAATTAAAAGCTCGAGCTCATCTTCGCTCATTAATACCACCGAAAGAAAATACCGTAGTTGGGTTTATTAATCTTTAGCCCAAAAGAAAAAATAAAAACGCGCGTTATGAGCCAATTGCAACCAGCGCCTCGTAATTAACGACAATATCCTGAGCGTTAGTGGAGTCGAGATTAATCGCCCTGACGGTGAACTCGCGCTCGCCACCGTTAACGACCTCAACATCTGCATTAGAAGTAGAAGTGCTCACCTTGGGAACACCTATAATAACAACATTGCCTGGAATGGTTATCGTGACTTTGGATGAACCGCCAGCGGCAACACCCGAAACGGTCACAGAGCCTTTAACTTTTTTATACATACTAAACTGCGGAAACATTATGACATCACCTCAATAGTATTTCAACACGCTCTTTTAAAATAACGTCAACACTCTACAACGTACATCTTGCGTTGATAATACAACAGGAGCCGCTGTAGTTTCATTGACTCGGGGTTAAAATACAAAAGCGCCTCGAAGTTATCGCACCGGGCGTAATAAACGAGCTCACCGTTCTCGTGCTTTTTACTCGATACACATTGAGTGAGAATCTTTTTTATTACTCTCTCGAAATCGTGAGAATCGCATTTAATTTTAACAACAACAAAGCTCCAGTCCTCGTTGTGAACAATCTCCTTTATAACTTCAAAAATGAAAATATCGTCATCGCACATGATAGTGATTGTGCCCCCGTCGTACATTACGTCTTGTAATACCACCATATAGAACATCACCCTAATAAAAATATCGCAAAAAAGTATAAAATTTAGCCCCGAATGAGAAGAACCCGCCTACCGCCGCGCTCGATATAATCCACCACAAAGTTATTCCTTACAACTTGATAAAGATGAGAACGATACCGCACTACGCCTTTGCTCGAGAGCATCTTATATAGCTCGGGGAGGGTCACCTCGCCGCGCTCTGCAAGGACTTTCTTCACTTCATTTAATACAACGCTCGAGCTCCTCCGTCTTGGACGATACCGCGCGTCGCCGTATTTGAGATACCGCTTGTAATCCTCGGGGTTAATGGGAATTTCAAAGCGCTCCTCCTGGTTGCACACCACTGCGAAGATGTTATCGCCCCTCCTCGAAAAGGAAAAAGCAACAACATCGCCATCATCAAAGGGAAGAGAAACCTCCTCCACACCGAGCTTGGGAAGGAGCTTTTTTATATCCTTCACCCGGACGCTCTTCGCCCTCATCTTGAACACCTCGATAAACAATACGGCGCTGCTGGTTTATAAAGCTTTTGATTCTTGTCAGAACTGATTTTAGGGCTTTTATTTATAACTTCTCCCGATGCGTTAGAAGCGCAAAAATTAGTAAAATACCCTAGCTTAAACAAAAACAAAATCTTAACCTCCGTTACTCCGGGAGAGGTGAACGTGATATTATATAAACCGCTCCATAAACAACGGCTAATAAATAAACTCCTCGCCGAAAAATCCGGATAATAAGCCAATCAAAGTTATTACGCAAACGCCGGCGCTTCTTCCGCGCTATGAGAAATGATTTTTTCCGTCAAAAAATAAAAAATTAAACAATAAAGTGCAAAGAATAATTCACATCTTTAATGTAAATAGAAATTCTTACTGGCTTTAACGAATTAATATCGTACTCAATGCTGTAAACAAAATTTTCTTCTTCGTAGTTATAAATTAAATTTACTTCTTCACACTCGGTAGAATAAAATGCTTTGTTGTTGGAGTTTAAAAATTTAAATAATTCGTTAAAGCTTTTCTCACTCACAATATAAATACTTTCTTCTTCATCTTTGTAATCAAGTTTTTCCACTTTAAGTTTTAATTCTTTTCTTGAAGAACCCTCTTCAAATTCTATGTAATAAATTTTTTCTTCGGGTGCGTAAAAATTGCTTTCTATTCTCATCTACATCACCTCTTTTTTTATTTTTGCTTTAACTGCATTATTTAATTTTTCGATTTTTATTATAGCTTTTAAGCTTTATAAAGTTTGCGGTTAAATACTTTTATTTAACCCTCACACTTAATTTTAAAACTCTTTCTCGTATACGGTTAAAATACCAATAATACTACGCTGAAGAAAAAATTCATCACTACTCATAGCAATAAATATTGCTTTCACTACACTGAATAAAAACTCTTTCCCAACCGTGTAAGTAATGCACGCACTTGCGCTTCTCTCATTTTGTAAAAAAGACCTTCACACTGCCTTGAATAAAACCTTTACTTAACGTTCTATAATAAAAACAATACCGCTGTTGTGTTGGCAAATAATATTATCACATTTCGATAAAAACGCTTCCACCCCCGCGTTAGAAGAAACAACACTGCACAACAAAAAATAAGAAAAAATCACCTACGAATGCTCAGCACAGTAATTTCTTTCTCTTCGAGGAAATCATTTAATACCCCGCGCCGAGCGAGAAATTCTTTCACATCTTTCGTTTTAAGATAACGCCTCACTTGCGTCGTTATTGAAACTTTGTAATCACCAATGGTATAAGTTCCTTCTCCAAGACGTTCAATAATATATTTCCTCTTTTCAGCAAGAAGTTTTTCAAGTTCTTTCACCTTAGCTTGAAGTGCAACGTATTCTTGTATTTCTCTCTCAAGGGGGTCTACAACATTTACACCATATGTTGTTAAATCTACTTTGCTCTTCATCATATCAATCACCTCGATTTTTATTATAGCTTTTAGCATTTATAAAGTTTTTGGTAACCGCAAAATTTATAAAGCTTGAAAGATTTAATTAAAACTTGGTGTTTTGTATGTCAGGGATAACAGGAGTCCTCACATCCATCGAGGGGCAACACTATCATCACACTAAAATAGAAAACAATACTCCCATACTATTGAAAAACCAATTACTCACACTTTGTACTAAATACGCTCCAACGATTGGAATAAAAACAATACCGCGCTATGCTGAGAATAGGTATAAATAACCGCTTCTCTAGCGGGGGGAGTTCTCATTAAATAACCTGCCCCCGTAATTTCCGTATATACACTTATTCACCCCTAATAACAACCGCTCTGCCGTTCAATGGATACACCCTCAGTTCTACGTCTGTTACGCCTTTATCGATACAATACCGCGCAGTGAATTCGACGTATCCTGTGTCTGGGATATTAAACACCTCCTTAACATAAACGCCGTGCTCGTCTACGCCCTGTATTGAATACGACTTCACTGGATGACGCTTCTTGAAAGTCTTGTATAAAACAATAAGCTCTTCCCTGTTCACCTGAATTTCGCTCTTCTCGATTATGTATTTAATAAACTCTACCTCCCACGCCATGTTAAACCACCTCCTCAATCCAGGCCTCACCTTGCTCGTTAATACGTAATACCCCGTGCTTGAAACGGAGAACAATACCGTGGTTGCAGTTGTGATTGTAGTATTCCTTAATCTTCTCCTTGATGAAATCCTCTACGGGGCCATCTGTTTTTCCAACCCAGCTCGACCCGACAAACACATTACCGTACTCGTCTTTGTAATACTCTTCATTCAGATATGCGATAATACAGCCCGCGTGGAACATCATTCGCTCACCTCGATAATCTCGAAATCATCGCCTAGACCAATACCCAGGGCTGATACCAGGAGCATTATTACAATCTCCTCGTCGTCCAATGGACAATCGGAACATAAGTCAAATCTCACCCTACCTACGCGAATGTAATCTTCACCGCGCTCAACCGGGACATCTAACACCACGCGCATTTACATCATCTCCCCCAAGAAGTCTTCGATAACCTCCCAACCGCCATATGAAAATACCAGGCCGCGCGCGCAACGCCTGAGCCAACCCATCCTGTTACGCTCTTTATCATACACCCTAAACTCAATACAGCGGCCGTCCTCGTGTTTTTCGAATTGCCAAATATCATCTTCGAAGGGTTCGATGTCATGTAAAAATTCAAAAACTGAAATGAGAACTTCGCGCTCATTGCACATTAAACCTTCACCCCCTTAATAACCATGTAACGTCTCCCTCCTTTTGTCTGTTCATACACATACTCACAATTCTTCTTAATAACGTTAAACACGAACGGACGATGTACTGCAATACCCTTCTGCCTAAGTGAATCGTAAACTTCCCTAACTGTAACACCGCCACTCTTACGCTCGAGTAGCTTCCTCACCTCATTCAATACAATACGCGTTTTGTCGCCGCGCTGGGGTTTTTCGATAATTACATAATTCTTTCCGTCGAAGTATACCCAATTGCGACCGACTTTCTTTCGCTTTAACTTGACACTTCCTAACTCATTTAATCCGCGCCTAAGTTTTTCGTACGCGCTCTTATCAACTCTGTACACCTCTCTAAGGAACTTCTCAGCCGGTATTTCCTCCCAATCAGACGTATCGAAATCACCTTCAATAAATTTAACACCAACCATTAATCTTCACCTCCTCGCAGAGCCATTCAATATCATCATCAAACAATACCAGGTAGTTTGCCCTGGTGCGGGCGATTATTTCGTCAATCTCATCGATATTATAAAACTTCTCAAATCCGAGCATACCATTATCGTCTATCGCGAGGACTATACCCAGCTCATCCCTGTGCTTGGCGCATATTCTGCGAACATCCGTAATAGACAATACTGCGTAATTTTGGCATTCGTCCATATACAGCTCGAGGAGCTCGTCCAGTTCTTCCTTATTGCGTGCGTAATCTGCGCCAATAATGACATCCGAATCAATACACAGTATAACCCATCCGCTCACGGGAATCACCTCTCTTTTCAAACATATATGCGCCCTTAACCTTTATAAATCTTTTGGTTGTTGTCGGTTCTTCGTACGTGACACCATTCCACTCCATTGAGAGTTTATCACCCGCAAACTCCGTAACAACTAACTCCTCACCGAAATTCGTTCTATACACGTGCTCTATAATACCATCCCCAGCTAATCCACTTCTAACGTGATAGACAATACCGAGCTCGCGGGCTTTGTTGATAATACCGCGAATCGGGAAATCATTTGTTCTATTCCTATGCTCAGCGTTCTTCACCAAATCATCAAAACTTACAACCTCCATCTGGTATCACCTCCACCGTTATATGTGAAAAAATAGAAAACATCAATCCCACCATGCACAGGTCCAATCTCCTTCCTCCCATACATCATCCGGGCTTCTCGTTCTTGTCTGGGCTAATACTTCGCCTATATCAATACCGCGAACTTTAATTGTGTCGACTGTGATGCGGGCGTCTTCTCTTGGGGGGTATATGATGTAACCATCCACCCGCACATTCTCCTCACCCAACATACTTGCGATTTCGAATACCTCCCTAATGGAAATACCGCCGTTCTGTCTTTCTTCGAGGTTGTTTTCGTTCCCCCACACCTCGAGCAAGTTCTGCAAAGCATCGACGGTGCAATCCTTAAACCGGGCGTAATTACCTATGCGTTTTTTAATCTCACACATTGCCATATCACCTCGCTATTATATTAGCCTTTAACCTTTATAAAGCTTGCGGTAAGCTCAGTCTGCTTGAACCAACTCAAATACTGCAATATAAGACCCCTCTGTCTTAGTAACATTAACAATTCTTCCAACGCGGAAAATGTGCTCCTCACCGTCTTCCTCGCCAAAGTAAGTTTCATTACTATACCGTGCCAAGCCCTTTAAATCCGGAACCTCTGTAATAAGGAAAATACCCTCAGAACCAATTACAATAACCTCATTTTCCTCTATGGTATAAGGACTAAACCTCATTGTTTATCACCTCCGAAATCATATAGTATTTAGTCTTCATAAACCCCGCGGTCTATAAAAACAATGGAAAAGTCACTTAACCATCTTCCCGAACTCCCGCGACAATATGTTCTTCAACTCATTGATGTTTTCCTTCCAATATGTCCCTACCTTGTCTAAAACGATATTATCCTCCTCATCGACGTGGAAGACAACACCCAAATCAGCGATGTCTCCTGCATATTGATAACCGCAACCATCGTGTACCCAATAAGACTCCTCAGTGTCAATACCTAAGTCTTCCAACTCATAATCCAAATTTTCATCCATCTTAACTGCCTCACAAATCTCGGTAGTTTTTACCTTGTGCACCCAGTCATAAACCCTACCATCCACAATAAGCTCAACATCCCTACAATACGGGCAAACAATGGCTACATGTTTTTTGGCGCCCATCATATCACCTCCTTCGCTTTTATTATAGCCTTAACCCTTTATAAACTTTACGATTCTTCATAAGAATACTCACCAATAAAAAGAAAAATCAAAGTTCCACCAGGTCAACAGGCCAAAAACCTGTAACATATGGAAGATTGGAAATAGCGTCGATGCTAACGTTTTTCCCATGCACAGGCATACAATTTTCAGGTCTTCCCCTCATGGTAACAATAAATACACCCTCCTTAAAGCGCATAATTGCGACTTCCTCATCAGACTCAATAACGAACCCACCGTAGTCTGAAATTGTATCAATCGCTGCAGTATAATCACATGCCATGCCCAACCACCTCACTTTTCATTATATGTTCCATTCTTTATAAACCTTGCGATTTCCTACTAGGAATCAACCCAACCTCGCCTCGATAGAACAATACCGCGGGCGGGATGGTTCTGTTCCCTGCGTTGCGTTAGAATAGCAAAAATTAACTAAATAACCTAGCTTAAACAACGAAAAAACTAAAACCCCTAAAATCGCGAACGACACATGCGAAAAAATTAAAAATCGCTCCGCAAAAATCGGCGGATAAAAGCTTAAATCTCCACTTTCCACGAAGGGTCTATACAAATAACGCCTTTAGCTCGCGTAACGCTCTTAACTTTACCATCTTCCACGTTAAGGTAATACCGCTCGCCCTCATCCATGATAAAAATAAGATACGCAACAAATTCCGCCTCGTCGCGGCCAATTAAATACGTACCAGTGCTTGGAATTTCACTCACCTTGCGAAGAACCTTATTCTCCCCATCAAAAACATAAAACACCCTAAACCACCCCCAATAACAATACTGCGCAGTATTGCTTCCTGTGTTGAGGAAAAATAAGAACAAAAAGATAATCTTCAGAGATTCACACCCTTGATGATAATCTCGCGCCTCTTACTGCCCTCATCATAAACAATACTGCAGTGCTTGGTTACTACATTATATAGATGAGCTCTATACTTTACCAGCCCCTTATCTTTGAGAATTCTCCATGCCTCGCCCATGCGAATCTCCTTCTTCTCATCCAGGAGTTTCTTTATTTCGCTCAATATAATACGCGTCTTTTCGCCTCTTACACCGCGGCTCTTCCTCACACCACTTGTGTCTGCATTCTTCCTCTTCCTTTTGCCAACGTCGATGATACCCTCCACGACGTAAACCTCGCCGCTCTCCAGCTCGATAATTGAATACCCCCTCCTGAAGGCGACAATACCACCCTTCTCAGTATTAATACCGAGCTCCTTCAGTTTTTCGGGGGAGACTTTCTTCTTGCCCTTCGCCAGGGCGAACTCCTCAGCAAGGTCAGGATTTATTTCCTCAAATTCCTCCAGCTTCCAAACCTTCATCATATCACCTCCATCAACATATACGCCCTTAGCCTTTATAAAGCTTTTGGTCACCTATCACCTTTGCACCACCTTCACGTAACCCAAATTTAACAACGACTTGAATAAACAATACCACTCCACCGGAAAAGATTCTTCCGTGGCCTGCTCATAGACAATACTCAGTGCCTCAAACAAAGATACCGCATCGTCATCTTCGTCGACGTAAATAAGATTCTCCTGCACTACGCTCAACATCTCAACCGCCGGGGAGAAACTCCTTTTACCAATAAACCGTTCAAGAAACTTTTCGCCCTTCTCAGTAACCTCCAACTGCGCCATGACGTATCACCCCTCCAATACGAAAATCTCCTCATCATCCCATGATATTACAACTGAAATATCGCCAATACCGTCTGCTCCAAATACTACATCGAAGCTTATGATAATACCGTCGACGTCGAAACTCTCGTAAACCTCCACGAACGGGGCGCCGCGCCAGACACCACTATCGATAACACTACTCTCCCTATCGAAACGTGTTTCCTTCGCCATTGCGTAAAGCGAAAGTAAATACCCTTTGCTCACGGTTATCTCCTCTTTGCCTGTCGAAATAACATCCCTAACAAAACCCCTGATAACATTCTCATACATACTGCATCACCGTGTAAAACTCTCTCAAAAAATAAAGGCAATACCGTGGCCGGGGGTTAAAAGGCTTCGATGATGTACACCTTGCCGGGCGTGTAAATTTTAAACCACACCTTCGCTGTATCTGCATCTCAAACGAGTTCAATATCTCCCTCAAAATCATCTCTATAAAACCACATCTCATCCTCTTCGAAATCAAATACCCAGTCCAGTGAGTCTTTAAAATTTTTCGCATCATCCGCCCGTGCGATAAAACTTGTATCACCCAGCCAGTCACCCCGGAGCTCGAACTTCCTGCCGCCGTAAAAAATGACAATACCGCGGGGGTTTTTCGACCTCGACGACCATATCGAATCACCTCCCCTCGAGTTCTACCTCAATTACATTCTCGCGTCGTCCAAAACCATCCACCGTGACAATACAGCGGGCAATCCTTGGTCTAAAGGTTTTGTACTTCTCCAAGAAAGCGTTAAGTTCATCTTCATTCATCAGTGCGTAGCCGTTCATCACATCAACATAGTAGCCCCGTGCTGTCTTCCTCACCATGGAATCATCAACCCACCTCTTAACAACAAAAACAATACCGCGCTTGTTGCCGACTTTGAAATACAGCAGGTCTTTCTTGTTGTCCTCCACCTCGGCGTTAGGAAATACCATCCTAAGCGCCTCCTCCCTGCCATACGCCGCGACAAGGTAAATCTCGTCATCTGCTTTAACTTCATATACGTATCTGCTCGGCATCTTGCAATCACCTCGCTTTAACATACGCGCTTAGCCTTTATAAACTTTGCGGTTAAATAAAACCATTTAACACCTACCTAAAATAAGAAAATTAAAAACGTTAAAAGATCAACCAAATAGTTTTATCATCTGCTATAATACCGAAATATTCTACATCCCCTGTATCTTTATTTCTTCCGTATCGGTAAATAACACCGTCAATATGGCATTCAAATCTATATAAATTCCAAAACCTGTCTTCTTCGTACAAAGAACACTTCTCTTTTGGAAGAATATCTACAATCTCGTTTAACCTTAATTTTTCGTCATCATCTAAATAGTAAACAATTTCTTTTTCATCTTCTTTCATCGCTACCACGTTAACGGGGAATATTCTTCCTAGCACCTTAATATTGACGTGCATTTAGCATCACCTCGCTATTATATTAGCCTTTAACCTTTATAAAGCTTTCGGTTAAATAAAAACATTTAACATATCAACATCAAACAAAAAAAATCACCATCTAACTCATTACAACTGCAACTTAACCGCCTCAACGCAATAAAACTCTCTTCTCAACTCCTTGGGGGAAGCAATACTGCGCAGTTTTTCTTGCAAGCTTTCTGGGGTTTCGTTGGAAATAATTATCCACACCTTGCCGAACAACTCAACAACGTAAAAACCCTCATCCGGGCGGGCGAATATATATCCGGCGTTCAGTAAGACTTCTTCGCAGCGCTTCATACACATCACCTCGCTTTAATATAAGCACCTAGCATTTAAAAACCTTGCGGTTGAAATTCCCACGCTTAAAAATAAAAATTAAAACCATTTAAAACTTGTACACCGTGGTAGCTCTGCCGTATTTCTTCTAAGAAGAGAGATAAAGCTCGAGTGAATAACTCTATACATTATGTTTATTTCTTATAGAAATAAAAGCCCCTTCCGCTCTTATTAAAATACGAACCCCTATATATAGATTTTGCCCCTTACAAATGGGCGAAACCTTTAAATACGTGACATAAACATAAAACACATCAAGGTGATAACAATGCAGCACAAACTAGCCCCAACCAGAGAAAACAATACCGTGCCAACGCTCTTGAGAAACAATACTGCGTACCGCCATTGGAATGACAATACCTGTACTGCTCCAGAAAATAAATACCACACTCCGATAATACAGGTGATACCCTGCTGCGAAATAATAATGCCCTTATACCGCCCAGGAATAAACGCACTCACCCTGTCGAGGAACATCTTCAACTCAACGTCTAGTTGCGGTAATACCAAACTAGAAAAACGACACATTGCTCATTTCTGCATATACACAAAACCGCTCTAAGAAAATATCCCCGTCTGAGGTGCCCGGATGGAATTTCTGTATATACACTTATTCCGAAAATTTTTCCGTTCAACCCAAGGCCGCGCCGAAAAATTGTTAGCTCAAAATCCTATTCTATTCTTAGCCGAATAACCAAAACTGCCTGATGAATTCATACATTCGCTCAAAACTGCGCGTGAAAAATAACCGTAAAATCGTGGGCCAAATGCTCAAACATACCCATATGAAAAAAGAAAAAAGGCTCAAAATAATACCGCGAATTTAGCCGATGGCTCAATCTTCGCTCACCTTTTTAATACCAATCAAAGGTACCCCGTCCTGGTTGAAATCAACGAACAACTCATACATCTCACCCTTCCTTACACCAGTCATTTCCTTAATCTTATCGCACAGCTCTTCTTCACTCACTCTAAACGATACTGCGCTGGGATTTGACATGTTGAAAATTCTAATACCCATGTGTTCTGCATCTAAAGCAACGCTCAATCTATCTCCCTTTCTAAAATTAACCAAACCTTTTGTAAACCTAATATAACCCCCCTTATAAAACCTTGCGTTCCAGTGAAACTCATCTCGCGTCTTCTGGCAATACACGCTACCGTCCTTGTTCTTATAACACATCAACTTATCTCCTGGCGACCAGCCGAGAATACGTGCGAATCTTCCTATATATACGCGCTCGTCGGAGCCCATCTGAACAATCTTCGCCTTAACAAAACCGGCCATACAAACCACCCTCGCAATTTCTCATTAAATTTCTCATCATTCTCATTAAAAAACTCTGAACTTCTCATTAAAAAACTGGTGAGATTTCTCATTGAATTTCTCACTGGATTTCTCATTAAATTTCTCATGAGATTTCTCATTGAAAAACTGATGGGATTTCTCATTAAATTACGCATGAAAAATCTCATTGAATTTCTCATTAGATTTCTCATCACCCAGCTATAACGCGCGGCGCTGCGGGGGATATAGGGAAAACCTCGCTCGAACTTGCTCGAGGAACAATAATCAACATCGAATGGGGCCGAATCGAACCACATCAATGTTACGCTCTAACTCAAATTAAGATTAAATGCTGCATTGACAGTGCGGAAATTCATCCTTTGCGAAAAATTCTCAAATAGGGTAACCTATCCAAGCCCAAAATCGCGAAAAAATAAACGACCATTCAAGAATAAAGCCAATACCGCGCAAACAGAAACAAAAATGGGCAACTACAAAGCCCAATCAAACTCAATACCTCGAAAGAAAAACTCGCCTGAGCCGTACACGTCAAACAATACCCTGTGGCCCTCGACCAGCGCCTCGAAGAACTCCTCGCTCAGCCAAGAACGCGCGAAATCTAAAGAAAATACCCCGTCTTGGATGGCGTCGCCCTCACAAGGAAATACCCTGTTCAAACGGCCATCACTGCAAAAACTAAACCGCGCGAATGGAACAAAACCGAACAACTTCACTTCGCTCGTGGAAACTTTCTTTATAAAACCACTCCGAACACGCTTGCTCTTGTGCTCGTAACGTCCCCTGCCTAAAACAACCAAAGGGCCATTATAATCCACACTATAATCGCTCTTCCAAGTATACCGTTTACCATCCTTCTTATAAATCCTGAAAACCTGCCAACCGTGTAAATACAAATCCCTAAACACTTCTCCTATATCATACTTCCATACCCAAGAAAAAAACCTGCTCTCTGGTATCCTCCAACAATACCAAGATACTCTCTCATATCCTTTTCCTATTACAACATCTCCTTCATCTCCTCCTATATACCTTATCATCATCCTTTTCCCTTTAATTACGTCCTTATTAGTGCAGATGTACACCCACATTGAATTATCTTTATATCTCCGCGCCATTAACATCTCGTTGTTTTTTAATATATATTTGCGCCAAATTCCATCTTTGCCCCGCCATTTGAGGCCAAATTTTTCATCCATTGGAACAAAATTTATTTCATATGGAATCATACAACATCACTCCTCCCCCGCGCGATACATCTATAATACCCATTCGTAATCAATACCGAGAACTGCCCCTGGTTGCTGGGTTTCTGGGAAAATCGAAAAATGAAAGAAAAACCGCCTCACTCAACATCGCCTGAAACAATCAGCTCCCCGCCATTAACAACAAGCTCAAACTTCGGTGAATTGTTTATGATATCCTCCACCATCTCCGCGAAATCGCTATCAATCATAACCTTATACTCATCCCAATCATAAAATACGTTATACTTGATATGAGCCTCGCCAAATTCACCAATCTCCGCCTTCACAATGTGCTCCTCACCATTCTCATCATAATACTTAACCAGAATCCTTTCTGGAACACCTTCAATATTAAAATTAAGCATGTAATCACCACCCCCTATCAATACGCATTTTCGTTTTCTCGATCAGATACTTCGCCCGCGAATACACGTCATTATTAAACGGCTCGTCCACCTCAAGATGATACCCCGAAATATGTTTATCTGGAATTTCCAGCATTCTCAACTTTGCCGCCTTAAGGAAAATACCGCTATCACTGCCCCTGATAAACCGCGGGGCATAAAGCCAATCCCAAATAGTCGAATATCCGAGATAGTGAATATCGTAATCAACAATCCATGGATGTTTACTCAGCATATACCAAACAAACTTATTCCTTGGTTGCTTACTACTCCTATCCGCTTGTAAAAATACTTCATTGCCTAACCCTATCACCGCATCCTTATAACCACTCTCGTATATATTCACCCAAAACTTCTCCAATTCATTAATAGTTGCGCCCTGCAATACAACAAATGGCCTAAACCCCGCATCACGAATAACATCATAATACCGCACGACGTTTGCCCAGCTTCTGCTGAAATTCCTAAATACATCTGGGATAATAATTTCATCCGCGCCTATCTTATCAGCTAAAGTCATTAACATATCTACATCGTAAATAAGTTGTCCTTCCGCAGCACCATTGTCGAGAATTTTTATACTAAAATTCAAATTCTCAACCATCTCTGCGAATTCATTATTATCTCTCACCCAATGTGCGAGAAATAATCCATAATCATCGCTATAATTCTTAGTCAGCGGAAAATATGCCTTCGGCGCAATAATAGCCAATCTCACAACGCAACACCTCCAATAAAAAATACAAATAGTTACCCGGAATCAATCGTCCGGGTCCGTAAACTTCATATAATGCTTATACTTTATGAGTTTAACCCTAACACCATCCACGCCTGGATTCTCGCGAACATACTGGTCAATACGCATCGCCTGGCTGCCAACAACACCACTCGAAGTCTTATACTCGCCCCTATCAGTATAAATTATCCAATACTTTCCGTATTTTCCATTATATTCCTCCGCACCAAAGACAGTAAAACTCTGATTTTCGAGCTCCTTTATATTCGGTATCTCACTAAGACTCTTTCCGGGACCCTTTCCAAAAACTTGGCTAAACTTAACCTCCGTCATATACAACACCTCCTTGCGTTTCTTATTTTATCAAACTGATTTAAAAACTTTTGGATTGTATCTCATCATTATTAAATCCCTTATTTCAGCAAACTCATACAATAAATGTTCAGCACTAACATTTATAAATCTTCCGCCACTACTATACAGCGGGCGTTTAGTGTGTGAATGTCCGTGAATGTTAGCAACTATCTTCTTTGGTAACACACTCCAATTCGTAAATCTCTTATGTGTCAACAATACCCACCTTGCATCGCCAGGTTTTAAATGAACCCTAACAAGCGCCGCATCACAAATAACATCAAAACCGTATTTAAAAATTCTGCCCTTCTTTATTCCATCATGATTACCACGAACTAACACCTTCACGCCAGGTAAATCACCTACATAACACTTAGATGGTTTTACAAAACAATAATCACCCAAAATAAAAACATAATCGCGATATTTAACTTTTCTCTTCCAACTCTGCCAAAATATGTCCTCATACCCCCCCGGGCGGTTATACTTTTTAACCATATTCTTATGATACAAGTGTGTATCTGCAATCACCCACGCATTAACACTCGATAAAATATCAAAATAACAAAAACCCGACAAACCATCGGTCAATCAAATCATCCCCATCAAATGTAATACACTTTCGATTTATTTCTACTGCCTTTTCTCCACCTCGCACCCCTAACTATTTTATCACCATCAACCTTCAAATACCGAGAACCTTTCTTTCCAAGAATACCCCACAGTTCACCAAGTGTCAGTGCAATCTTATAAACATAAAATGCTGCATACACTTGTCTACCACAAAATGCACAAGTATTCGGTGTTGGAGTAAGTGTAAACTTTGCATAAATACTCTGCTTACAATTTAACTTCTCATAACAATCTCTACAAATGAAAAAACCTCCATTTACCCACACAGTAGCGTCACGACTACATGAAATTGCGCTCGGGGGCATTTTAGCTTCATTCCAAAGTTCAATTGGAGTTCCTTTTATTCCAAACTGCTGTTGTTTCCAACGCATATAACCAGCGGGATTTCTCAAAGGGTCCGTATTAAGTATCGTCAACTCAACACACCTCCTCACCATATATCAAACATCGCTTTAAACATCCTCCTCTTCATCTCCTCTTCAAGCAACATCCTAATAACTGGATTATCCAATCCTTGCTTCTTCTGTTTTTCTCGCTGATATACTTCATTAATATTATTCTTAAACACATCAAAACCATATTCAATCAGCATGTTAATAATATGACTCATTGTGTAACGCCCATTCTTTGTCTTTCTTAGCTCCTTCTCAACAAATTCATCACCATATACCAATCTATCATTCTCCATAAGCATCTTCCGCGCTCGTTCAACATACTGTTGGGCTTTCTTACTCAAATAAATGGAAACATTTTGCCCGCTCGGTTCCTTCCGGGGCCTTGCCAATATCACCACCCCATCAACAACTTATCAATATCAACACCCTCAATAGTATCGACCTTAACAATACCGTGGACTGTGTCATTGAATGCTGTCCAAACTGCATATGTAATAGCGTCTGCAATATCATCGTGACCATCGGATTTTTTCTTTATCTGCACTCTTCCGGTTGAGCTATACCTTACCTCATAATTCGAAAAATGTTCGGTTATAACTGGGTCATTCGGAAGTAATATCCTCTTCTCCTCAAGCAAACGCTTCATTAACATGTACATCTCAATACGGTCATTACCGACCGCCTTAATTTCAACAATCCTATCATCGCCAAGCTCATCCTTCAAAATATCCACCACACCTGCGCCAACACCTATCGTATCAATACCGATGCGAACTGGGTTCCATTTTGGTATTACCTCCTTTTTCAAATACCCTATTATGCGCGAAATGTTTTCTTTACGCAAATAAATGTGATGAACTTCTGCATAAAAATCATCTTCATTAACATCCTCTTCAAATAACTCCACTGGAATGCCCACCACTGCAATAGCGGTGTAATCTCCACCCAGGCGCGCAACATCAACACCCACGTAATAAACAAAACCATCCTCAGGTTTCATAATACCACGCTTACCTAACTTCTTATCCATTGCACCCTCAACCATTTCAACTGTAAACAACGTCTCACTTTCATCATCGGCAAAAATACCGAGTATCTCACGCTTATACTCAACTTCAGTGTGAGTTCTTCTATAGTTTTCGACAAACTCTGGGTCATAATTCGCTTCTTCAAACGTAGCACGAATCTTCTCCCAAACCTTGGGGTCGCCCTCAGTCCAAATCCTGTAAAATATACCGCGTGGGGGTCCGGGGGTAGAAATTAAAATCATTTGTCCCCTCTTAACAGCAACAACGGGCTCTACAGCACCATATACCTCCTCACTAACATATGCCGCCTCATCAATAATAACCATATCCGCCGTAAAACCACGAACACTCGTTTCCGTGCCTGGTATCACTTTAATAATACTCCCGTTCGTAAACTCAATCTCTGTTTGAGTCGTCCTAATAACATCTTCATATACAACTCTGCGATTGTTAATATTGCGTTTAACCTTCTTAAACAACTCCTGCGACTGTCTCAACGTTGGACTCAGAATTAAAATGTATTGATTATCAAACAACCATGCTTTCCAAATTGCTTTAACTGCAGTAACTTCCGATTTTCCAATCTGACGTGATGTAACAACAATAACACGCCTCTTATTAGTCTTCATAAATTTTTTCTGAAACGGGCGAGGTTCAAACCCTGTAATCCATTTAAAAAACTCGACTGGATGTTTTCTGGCATACTCCCTGAGTTTTTCTTTCTTTTTTAGATATTCTTCATCAACAACAACTTTCTTGCTCATACATATTCCCTCCATAAGGATTCCGGTTTCTTCTCACAAACACCGCCACTCTTAGTAATCCCGCTAACAGCCCATCCATCAGTTATCCTCGCAACTATCAATCAGTATCATCCTGTTCGACAAGTTCAAAAAATTCGTCAATCTCGCGTAAAGCATCTTTACTTGCAACAACTTTATGTTCTTTCACCCAATACTTCATCCTGAGGTACTTAATATACGCATCAATAAGAGAATTCTCTAAATCTGTAACTCTTGTTAACGTTCTACCTGCTTCCTCCTCTTCAAGTAGAGCCCGCTCGTATCGTTTCTTCTTCTGTTCTATCACCTTTTCAATCTCAGTAAAAATAACATCGTCCTCCATTTCAATACCCCCATTAGATATTCATTCCTACTCTTTATAATAAACATCAAATTTTGCTGTCCAAATACCGTATAGCTTCGTCTGGGTCTTTCTTTGCTTTCCTGATAAGTTCAAACATAAACGCGCCTGCTCTATCAATACCCTTCTTCATTATCTCCTTCTTATCCTCGGGCATATCATAAACATCTAACGACGCGCGTAACGCTCTTATAGTGAACATTATCTCCTTTTCTTTTTGTAACAACTTCTCTATCCCTCTTCTCTTTACCTCCGTTGCATCAAAACCGTACCACTCTGCTAATTTTTCCACCATAGTACCTATATGAAGCTCCGTTCCACCCCTCATAAACGCATAATCAACATCAAACTGTACAAATACTCCGTTCTCTGGATCTATGAAGTAATTTGACTCGTGGCTATCATCCAAACCAACAACATAGTGAGCGGCGAGAAAATCCATGAACCTATCCACGTTCTTTAACTCAATATCTTGAATACCCATTAAATCCATGCCAGTAACTCCATACACCTCACTCGTCCCAACAAACACTCTACCATCCTTCACTATAATACGCGGTGTTGGAATAAAGTCCGAATACTCGCGACCAACCAATACCTTAATCAACGCTGGGGCAACATAATTATTTACAACCCACTCGGCATCATCCGTCAACTCCTTTGCAAAAATATGTGACCCATCCAGAAATTCTCCTATAAACATCGATGTCACATTTATAACACCCGGTTGCGCACCAACATCACTAAACGATACCACCTTGTAATTATCGTTGTTCATATCATTCGCCATTGCTTTCCCATTCAACGCATTTAGCACAAATGCTGCATTCACTGCTCTGCGATAATGTAACAAATACTCCTCCCTATTCTGCCCTAACTTGTAATCAATAAGTTTCTCTATCATGTAATCAATACCCTTCCTCAATTCGTTAACAACGGCCACACGTAATTTTGGTTCTTCTGCAACCCTGGCAATAATAGCATTCAAATTCTTAGAATCCTCCAGTAACTCCGGTTTAAACTCCTCAACCACCTTAACTTCGTCTGTATTAACACCTCTATTCTTTAACTCTCTGATATCAACATACAGCCCACCACGCGGGCCTCTGTAAACTTTAATACCCTTGCGCCTAAATCGTTGGGCCTGCCAGTTATTAATATACAACCTATACTCAGCCGGTACCTTTGCGGCTTTCGAAAAATCATTTATCAACTCATTAAATAAATCATCGCCGATAAACGCCCTAATATTAACTTTTGGTCTCGCCGAACCAACATTAACTAACATCCCAAAACCATTTATCATTCCATCCTTATACATCTGAACAATTTTTCCAAGTCTATTAAACCACTCATAAAAACTCTCAATCGCAAAATCAACGTCCCGCTCATCTGCATTAATATACGTCTTCAATACATCTTCTTCATCTGACAAATACTGACGTAGTTCACCGTTATATTTTTCAAATTTTTCAACAACTTTATCGGCAAGTTTCCTGAAATCCAAATCCTTAAACTTATCCTTATCAACCCTCGCAATAAAATCAAGTGGTCCAAAATTTGTAATTTTAATGTTACTTCCTGCGAAATCAAAATCAAATGGAATTATTATCTTTGCGTTTGGCTCATAGAATACATTAGCAAAATGTAAATCACCTAACCCAATTACAATCAAACCCGCCATCAAATCTATCATGTCGTCACTATTGAAATCAATATCCTTCAGCTTATCCCTCGCGTTAACACCCAAAACACCATACACTTCATCTGTCATAAAATACCAATCGCCGTTGTAATTAACCAAACGCCCTTTCGGTAATAGCTTCTTCAAAACATCACTTTCAACAATCTTCTCCAACATATTACTAACAATATGTCCTGTAATACCGGCAACCCTAACCTCTATCATTTCATCAGGAAAAAGCTTCTTCATATACGCGTATGTTCCGTCCTTAAACTGAACTTTAAACAAAATATCCCTATTTAACGAATTTATATCTAATTTCTCGACCTTAGCAATTTTATCATCAATAACACTCAAATCACCCACCTTGCGGGCCATTCCCTTAAATCTTACCCAATTCAACGCCGCTATCACATTCTTCATCTCATCCGAATCAATACTGCCTCGTTCCAATAAAGCGTCGTAATACTGTTTCAACTTAATAATATTCGTACTTGACACTTCAATTGGATTTCTCTCACCGTGTCTAATCAAATCGCGTCTATCTATAAACTTCCCACCATGTGGACCCTCATATATAGGAACACCCATTGCCCTAAATTTACTCTCCTCTTCTTCATCAACATAATACCTATACTCGGGTGGAACTTCTGAATAAGACTTCCCTTGGAATTTTTCTGCACCCTGCATCACTCCACCTCCCTATAATTAAGATATGGATTATCCCAGAGAAGCTTCTTGATTTTCTCTTCATCCATGCCGTCAAACCCATACTCGCGCGCAAGCTCTATATTACTAAACTCATCACCATCAACAGTAAAAAGAGGAATAACTTTATCACCGATAATACGTACAACCTCAATCACTCTCATCACCCACCCTTTCAACTAAATAAACCCCATTCGATTTAAGACTCTTAAATACCGCATCCTCATTCATTGGTATCCCTAATTCTCTCAAAAACATCTCTCCATACTCATTCGACACTTTATTGCCTGTAATCCTAAACAACTCTTTATACTCACCATAATACCAACGATACACTACCACAGTCATCCGTCATCCCTCTACAATTGTTATATTAATTTCATCACCATCTTTTTCAACGATAACACCGCTAACTTTCTTTCCCTTACTCTCGACATTCACATAAACAATACCCTGGAATGTGTCTCTGTCTATTATAACGCCTCTGTGGATGTGGCCATTAAGCCATACTCTCGGCTTTATCATCTTTACACCGTAATTCATAACACTCAAATATTCCTGTACTTGCTTGCCAAACCTGTTATAGTATGGTATCTCATGACTTACAAACACATCTGGTCTTGCGTTAGCCCAGCTATACCCAAAACGAATAAAATCATCTAAGCTACGATGGTACCACTTGGGGTATTTTTCACTAAACCCAAAAATCCCATTCCATGCCAACAGTGAAAAATCACCAATCACATGCATACCATCATGTAGCCAATGTCCGTTAAAATCTTTCACCCACTCAATCGTATCATGGTTACCATATATCGAATAAAAGCAAGCATTCAGACTATCCAGAAAATTATTATCCACCTCACCGTTATCGCCCCCGCTAACTATAAAATCGACATCATATTTCGATACTATGTTATTCAGTCCTTCCAAAGTCCGCTCATAATTTTCGTCATTCACATGTAAATCACTAACAAACAAAAACCTCCCCATTCAATCAACCTCCTTAACAGTATACCCCAGTTTTCTGAGCCACATTATAACCTCATCAATACCGTACCTATTAGCAATCTCGATAAAATTCATCTTAAGCACTTCATCAATGAAAAACACATTGTAAGCGTTAAACGCGCCTACCACCTTACCGTCTTTCTCAACTACATACATTTACACCACCGTAAATAATACAAAAGAAAAGTTTAAAAAGCTTTAGCCTAATTAAGCAACTGTACAAGCGCTCCAACCACATCTCTTACACGTCTTACACCCCGCCTCGAACACAACTGGGCTTAATACCCTATCCTTCTCCCAGCATATTGGACAATACGCGGTGCCAAGTAGGCCTTTTTTACGAAGTTCTTCATCAATTGCCTTAAATACATCATCATCAACAATACTCTCTCCACTCTTAGCATACTTCTCAATCAACTCGCCCACTTTACTCAAATCAATACCCTGCTGGGGGGTCGGTTCTTTTCTTGGAAACTCAAAACCAACATTCAAAAACAATCCACCGTTCTTCTGCTTTAACTTATAACCACTAATTTCTTCGAGGTTGATATACGACTTTAACCATTCGTGTTCATTCAAAATTCTTTCGAATGTCTCCTTCGCGTAATCGCTCATCTCTGGCTCTTTCCTCTTGTTCTTCTCCGTTGACAATACCTGATAAGTTAAACTGTTCATGCGATACACTGTGACACCCTTCAACCCGAGATAATGACCCATCAAATACGCAGCCTTAACATCCTCTACCGTTGCATTTTCGGGCATATTAATCGTCTTTGAAATACTCACATCAGTCCACAACTGGAATACCGCCTGCGCCAGAATATGGTCCATCCAATGAATATCCATTGCCGTAACAAACACTCTTCTAATATCTTCTGGAACTTCTTCAATACCCTGCACTGAACCACCGTTATCGACAATCTTCTTAATTAAATCATCCGAGTAAATACCTCTCTCCTTCAACACTCTTTCAAATACTGGGTCGATGTAGTAGAATTCACCAATTGTAACACTCTTCTTATACGCAAGCGCAAACTGTGGTTCAATACCGCTTGAAGTATCAGCAATCATTGAAACCGAACCCGTTGGGGGCGCAGTAGTAAGAAACGCATTCCTGATACCATGCTTCTTTATTTCTTCAACTAAACCATCCCAATCATAATTCCACTCCTCTCTTGGAACTTCATAATACCCAGCGACGGGGAGTTCTCCCCTAACATAACCGCTCTCTTCAAACGCCGGAAACTCACCTCTCTCCTTTGCAAGCTCAACGCTCTCTACCATGGCAAAATACTGGTTAGTCTCCGCCCACTTCTTCATTAAATCATATGCTTCCTTGCTATTATATGGAATACCCAGCTCAAACAGTGCCTCAGCAATACCCATAAAGCCAAGACCAACGCGCCGCGTCTTCTTTACCATCTCGTTAATCTCCGGAAGAGGATACTTATTCACCTCAATTACATCATCAAGCATTCTCACGGCGCTCTTAATAACCTTAGCATATTCATCCCAATCAAAATACTTATTACCATTTTCATCCTCCTTTACAAACTTCCACAGATTAATACTCAGTAAATTGCATGCCTCGTAAGGATACAAAGCTTCTTCACCGCAATCCAAATTATAAATACCGTTCGCAAAGAACCACTTATTGCCATCAGTTTCGAAATCGTAAACACGCTCCTTACCAACATATTCAATCTTAACAATTACATCTGGAACAAATTCACCAACACCATACTCCTGCCTCTTCCAATTCATCCAAACAAATACTGTGTCGTCGACCTTCATCTCATCAACTCTCTTAACACCACGACTCGTCATAAACCTGTGGTCACCCGTCGCTTTAATCTCAAACCCCATCCTTGTAACAATACGGTACACGTCTTGTTCACCTAAATCATAAAACTTCACAATCTTCTCAAACTTCCCGTTACCAACGTAAACCATATCTCCCTCTCTCAGTTCGTCCATTCTCTTTAGACCTGCGGGGGTAACAACCAAAGCATCTCCAGTTAGACACGGATTAGTCGCGGTAATATCGCCCCACTTCTCACGCATAATATTATACTGATTGTGTCTATCAAAATACAGCACACCGGGGTCAGCCTTCGCCCAAGCCATATAAGCAAGTTCCTCAAAAAACTTCCTCGCATCCTTCTTGCCCCAGACAGAACCATCGCGCGGATTAATCAATTCAAACTCTTCACCCTTCTCAAGTTTCTCCCAGAACTCCTCCCAAAGACCAACACTGATATTAAACGTGGTGAGGACACTCTTACCATCGTTATCTTTCTTTGCATAAATAAACTTATCAATGTCTGGATGCCAATACTGCATAACAGCCATGCCAGCTGAACGCCTTATCCCACCTTCTTTAATAACATTACTAATAGCATCAAACATATGCAGAAACGAAACGGGTCCCGAACTCACGCCACTTGTCTTCGAAACCTTATCCCCTTCTGGCCTCAACACAGTTAAATCAACTCCATTACCACCACCATACTTACTTATAATTGCTATATCATGGGCTGTTTTCATAATCCCTTCTAAACTATCTTCTAAATAATTCACAAAACATGCTGATAACATATAAAACGGTCTTCCTGCATTGCTAATCGTTGGCGTGTTAGGCATCATGTACTGATTAACCATTAACTCATACCACTCTTTAGCATACTTCTCCGCATTCTTAGTAATCTTACCATCCTTAACCAGCTCAACAAACTGCTCCCAAGAAACCTTCATTTTGCCTTCATCGGCAAGTTCCTTAAACCTCTCATAAAGCCTCTCCCACATATAACGATTCAGTTTATACCCAAAAATTTCCACCCCAAGCTTTTCGAGCTCTTCACCTTCAAAAACCTCTGGATACCGCGCTCTGTGACCGCCGTTCTTATCAAACACCTTCTTATCATACAACATCTCGGCAATAGCAACACCAACAGCAACACGTCTGAAAATCTCACTCGGGAGCTCAACAATATTACCATTCTCGTCCTTAATTGGATACCGCGAAGCGAGAACCCTCAACGCGTTAATACTAAACTTCTTTAGAACGGGGTCATCAACCCACTCTTTAAGCCCCCAAATACGCATCTTCTCCTTGCGCTCATCTTCCTTCTTCTTGCGATACATTATGAACTTCTTCGCAACATCATAATACCCGTGCTTCATCAGTGTTATTTCAACAATATCGTTAATCTCTTCCACGCTTGGAATATCATCCTCGCCATACAACTGAGTAATGCGATACAGCACGGCGCGAGTAACTTTCTTCACGTCGTTTTCATCATACCCATTATTGGCATCAAGAAAAGCCTTCCTGACAGCATTTTCAATTCTACTTCTGTCAAACTTAACAATTCTTCCATCCCTCTTCTTAATATACTCGACCATTATATCTCCCCCTGATAACCGTCAATAACAATACTCGACAAAAGTTTTTAACATACAATGTGTAAAAAATAAAACAAAAATTCAAAAATCTTGGGTGTATTTTACGCCTCAAAGAACGCCAGCGAGCTTCAAATACTCAATAGCCTTCTTTTCAAGTTCGCGCCCCTTCTCGTTATTAGGCCAAATTCTAACGGTAATCATCTCTGAATTAATATCTCTTGCACCACGAATCCTCTTACAATCATGTTGAGCTTTCACAACCACCATAGCCCACATCGGATTAATCTCTTCAATCAAATCATTAAGAACTTTCTCCGTAAACTCCTCCTGAATCATGGGCTGATACATATGTCTCTTTGCAATTCTACTAAGCTTCGAAAGTCCAACAACCTTAAGTTTCCCGTCTTCATCAGTACCTGGTATATAAACAATATGCATTTCACCGATAATAGGAAGCATGTGATGACTACACATTCCAATAACCGGAATATGTGTGTCCATAACAAACCCGTCATAGGTCGTCTCAAATGTCTTTATATGCTCCTCAACATTTTCCTTTGCCATCTGATACCACTCTTCAAAGAATTTCGCAACTCTTATTGGGGTATTCTCCAGCTCTTCTTTATTAAACCAACCATACTCCTTATTAAGAGTCTCAACAAGAACCCTCATGGCTTCAACAACCCTTTCCCTTGGTTTAACATTACTCATAACAACTCACCCCCTATAAGCCTCAGCACAGACCATACTTCTCTTATCTTCCTTAATACAAACCTCAATGTGGTTAACATTATAACCCGCCTTTTCAGCAATAAGTCTCAAAACAAACCTACTTAAAAATTCGCTCGTTACATTCTTATACGGCACGATAATAACCTCGTTCTCTGGCAATTTCAAATACCCACCATTCTGTGTGACAACTTCAACAAAACCATCTTCTCTCTTAACCACTGCTCTCTCGGGTATAAACATCTTATGGTCGAGTTCTTTCACTATTTCCTTTAGGTGATTAAAATCAAAAATTACACCGTTCTCGTTCGGGACCCCCCAAATTTTAACCTTTATTTCAAACGAATGTCCATGTGGTCTTCTACATTTACTTGGATAATCGAAAAACAAGAAATGCCCTGAATCAAAATCATCGCTCCACTCAAGATATTCATTATCCACAATCTTAAAACCATTGACACTCTCCATAATCACACCCCCGAAATACTTTCACCATACGTAACAACGTGAAGCCTATCCGAATAATTAATACCCAACCTGACAGCCATCTCCCAAGCGCAACGTCTCGTCCGTTTCAAAGTTTCTTCATCTCCACCCCACGGCATCACCCAAACGTTACTCTTTGAATGTTCTTCCAAAAACTTATTTATAAATCCTTCGCCTTCATCACAACTCCAGAATGCTGGGTCATCTTTAGGAGCACCAACAACAACCTTGAAATGAGCATAATTCTTACCAGCGTAATTCTTCAATGCGTACTCCTCAAACCCCTTCTTTGGGCTAACAACAACAATACCGCCCTGCACGATAAACTCATCGCCCATCTTAATAATACCGTTCGTTTCTACTTGAAACTGAACATCCTTGGGTGACTTACACTTAACCTCCCAAACAATATCATCTATAACATGCTTATACAGTCCTGGTTCACCGCCAGTAAATACAACAAGCCATCCGCCCTTATTAACATAATCCATTATTCTCTGAACAATCCACTCCTTAGTGACAAACATACGCGCCCGGAAATCTGTATCACATGACTTGCAAACATTTGCCAAATTACAACCGGCAAAGCGTATAAATAATGCTCTACGGCCCATAAAAGGACCTTCACCCTGAATACTCTCAAACACTTCACTCAATGGTATCTTATCCAACTTCTCATCAATTGGCTCTGTAAGAATCATCCAAACACCTCCTCAAGCAAATATGGAACATCCCATGGCTCAAATTCATCTATCACTTCATCATTCCACCAGTCATAAACAATACCGTTGCGCAGTGGTTTCTGGCCTTCAAATTTAACCGAACTATAAAACACTTCATTGTAATACAGCGGATACGTATTCCTCGCCATTATAACCCTTTCAACCCTGTTTCCTTTAGCAAACACAAACACCAGTGCAAACACACCCTCAATTTCACTTAAATAACTCCAACCCCTGTTTAAAACATTTTTGCCTATATAGTAAATGTCGTTATTATTATCTTCATCCTTCACTCTCTTAAACCATTCATCGTTCGTTACACAATTACCAAATACATAAACATCATACCCATCTTTTTCGAAAATTAGTGGATAATTTTCGTCCCACCTAAATTCATCCTGTTCCCCCGTTGTTGGTGCCCTAAATTGGGCAAAAAATGGAAACTTCACATCTTTTATCAAATCCTTCCACCTGTCATGTCTTGCCTTTATAACATCTGCCCCACTATCAAACATGACACAGCCGAAAGAATACCCACCACGCTGTGAATTCCTCTCCAAAACCTCCATAAAATTAGAAACATACTCCTTAAAACCAACAATACCGCACATTGTACAATCCCCCTCAACAATACCATTTCTTGCTTAACTGGCACTCCAAATTCTTTTCAACTTCGGATAACACTTTCTTAAAATCCCTCTTAACATCATATCTCTGATACATCTCAATTAGCTTATCCCAATCTATCTCCCTGTCATACTTGATTGGGTCTCTCAACCCCACTTTTGCAAATGCGAGTATTCTCTCCCTCGAATTTGGCGCATCTGTCCATGCTATCGGATTCCCATCTTCATCTACACCAGCAACCTTATAACTCGTCCAAGTCTTACTATAATCAACACCAATATTATATCCGATAATTATTTCCTTTGCCTTATCGAGTGTCACAAACGGTGCAATCAAGTGAATCCTATTTTGTCTATTAAGCTCAAACACCTCATCCACCCTTCTCGCAAATTCCAGCGTCGTATCCCAATACCCCGAATAAGCATCAACTTGTTCAATACCAAGTGACACGTACTCTGCGCCATGAGATTCTGCATAACCCGCAAGCAACATCGCAAATATTGCATTCCTAAAAGGAACATAAGTCGGAACATTCGGCTCCCCCAAAACATCTTCAAGTCTTGGTACATCATCTCCTCCTTCAACCAAATTAGAATACCCTGCTATAAAGTCGCTATAAAAGCTCATATCAACTCCTATAAGGTCGTGGACGTTATACCCTTCATCTTGCAAAATCTTAACATTCTCCTTTGCATACCTCCACTCAACACCATGCTTCTGACCATAATAGAAAAATACTGGGTATACTTCCCAATTCTTCAATTTAGCATAATAATGCATCAAAGTTACACTATCCAATCCTCCGCTAAGTCCCATAACAACCTTACTCATCTACAACAACCTCCTCAACAATCTCATCGTCCATATCAACAGCAAACTCATGTATCAACTCTCTAAAAGAACTTCCATTCATCTTCTTATACAACTTAATAACCCCTAAATCTGCAACAATATTATCCCCATCTGTATAAAACTTAACATGTCCGTTTCGCTTAAATCTAACATCAGCGAAAACCATTAACTTCACCCCAGTTTAATCTTTATCCACGACATTCCGCCTCTCACTGTAATACCATCAATGCTAAAATCCTCTGCGCATTTAATCACTTTATCCTTATCCCTCAGTCTACACGCAACAACCAACATATTCTTCTTTGGAACCAAAATAAAATTAACTGCGCCGTTTTCAACCATACAATCTATCATCTCTCCAAACCTTATATAATCATCAATCTTAAAAATTCCCTTCCCTATCATTATTACCACCTCCATACAACAACGTCATTCCACCAATCATAAACAATACGCGGGAGCAGTTCTTTCATGTCAGCAGTCACTGTAGCGTTTGAATATATCCAGTCATTATAAAACATTCTGCCTGCATTGTGAACCAAATAAACGTGTTTAATCCTACCGTCTTCTTGGCTACCCACAACTAAAGCCATATTATAATCTGTATTAATATTCGCGAACTTTTTATAACCACCTTTTAACACATTCCTTACTATTCTTTCCAACATGTATTTTGGCTCACCAAAGGCAAAAAATATTTGGCCATTCCTGGAAAAAATTACATGTGGCTCATCATTATCCCAGCCATCATTCTCCTGAACAACCCCGAAATACGGTACCCGCGCCAACTCATCATCTAAATTGCCAACATAATCTTTAGTTACCTCAAACCCGTGTTCAGAACTAACATTCATTAGACCAACATAATCATCCTCACCTAACTGTAAATCAATCTTCTTCCTCGTCCCCCATATCATCAAAATCAACCACCCACCTAAATACGTCAGTTCTATTTCCATAAACAAAAGATACGCTAAACTCACTTATATCATCACTGACATACTTAACAACAATGTTCTTTATCTTATTTTCCATATCAATGACATTCACATACTCCGTGTTCCATATTTCTTCCATCATATCTCCAATAAAAGCCGGTGGGTTAAAACCCTTAAACACAAACTCCATTCTACCACTAACACCTCGCACTAAAAATGGATACTCATATCTATACTCCCCCTCCAGCTCAATAACACGCATCTCAACCACCTCTCTTCACATAATCCTCGAGAGTTTTATTTTCCTTAAAATTGAAATGTATTACCTCATATACATGTTCACCAGTCTTCTGACCGAGTTCTTTTTTTAGAGTATCAACATCAAGCATAACAACATCATAAACTGAACCATACTTCCTAAGTAACTTCAATGCTTTCTTTACTCCAACATTCTTAATAACACCTAGCATATGTACAGCTTCCTCGTCAATTGAGTTAAATAATTCCTTCTTAATTGGAACTCTACTATACTTCGTGGAACTCTTCCCCACCCTCTTATCCAACAACTTCAATGCGCTAATTGTCCCATCAAAACTTCCTGTCTTAATAAGTCCAATACCCATCTCAGCAATGCCGGCGAGTATTCCAATCCATTGGTTATATGTTAACCTCCCTCGCTTCTTCCTCATCTGGGCATATTCATTACCTTCCAATATTAAAATTGGATAAGCTTCCACACCGTACTTCTTTCTAATTTCTTCACATTCAATATGTAAATTCCTAAGCTGGTTCCAAAACCTTCCCTCGCGCAAAGCTCCAAGCATATCAGAAATCTCTTTTCTCTCACAACAATACGCCTTCTCCTCCCCAATAATAATATAGTCAACCCTCAAATCTTTAACCTCATCAGCAATACTAAGTAATGCATCGAGTTTCTGCTGTCTATCGTGCTTTTTATTATCCGATTTAACTGCATTAATTGCCCGCTTCAACCCAGCAACCTCTTGTTTATCAACTATAATCACTTCTTCACCACCTCTAACAATGTTGACTGTTTTGGTCTATTGTAATAAAGTTTATCCATATTTAGCGGAACATCTACTGCATCCATCTCGCATAAACCTCTAAAATCACACCATTGGCACCATTTCCCCTCAACCTTCCCGGGTAACTCCCTCTTCTCAATCATCTCGCGAATAGTTAACACCCTATCCTTAAACCACTCATATAGTTTATCCAAATCACCCAATTCAAACGTGAAAGCGCGCGTAACCATATCCTTCTTTCGAATAAACAAAATCGCCCCCTCATCAGCATCAATACCAACATTCTTGTGCAAAAGGCCTGCATAAATTCTGACTTGATTCTTATACTGCTCATACGGTTCACTTGGAATATATGATGCAGTCTTCTTATCTACAATATACAATTTCCCGTCGAACCATACAAGGTCATCAATTCTTCCCTGAATATTTAAATCCTCATCATAAATTGGAAATTCATGGCCCCAAATACCAAGATACAACCCATTGTCATCATAAACCTTAAACCCCTCATCTGTATCTTCCACGGTATAATGTTCCCATACATCGTTAACAACAGTTATTCTACCATTCTTAAATACAACGTTACTCAGTGGTATTTCGTGATACTTCTTACCCAGCCAAAAAATGTTAGCCTTGCTCTCATCTATTAACCTCTTCTCTATCGTTGGGTCCTTTCTACGCATAATCAACTTGTAATAAATTTGACGGGGACAAGGGTGAGCATAATCCGTAACGTGCTCACCCGTGCGGTCCCAATCAATTGCATCCATCATAAAATGAGAAATATACCTCCTCTCGAGCCATTGTTCAAAGTTCATATTATACCCTCCTTAAGAACAACTGTATCATCCTTAATTTCAACATAATCCTTCACATCATCCCATGTAAGCCCCTTCCTGTCCATAACAGCCTCAGCAACACTCTTCTTCATACCACCCGTATTGGAGAGATACCGCAGAAAGCCTTTCAGTGGCTCGGCTAAATCATCTATACGAATTACCGTTGACTGATTGTTTGACTGTTGTGTCTCTCCACTTGAGACATCATCTTGCTTAGTAAGATTCCCCCTCACCTGAACATCAACATCTTCTTCATCTCTCGGAACTGCTTTCACTATCTCAACTTCATTAAGATACAGCCTCTTCTCGTCGCCATTAATACGCACGTACCCGCGGACCTTAATCAAATCACCTATCGAAATATTCTCAACTATATTCGGCTCGTCCGGCTTAAAAATCTTTGATACAGTTAAATCACCCGTACCATCATTTACAACCATCTTCTCAACAGTCAAAACAACCGGCTCAACTTCACCATTGTCCAAATGCTGGCAACCCTTATTCGCACTCCTAAAACATACCGGACAACCCCAATACGAAAACTCATCCTTCTCAATGACAATACCCTCAATCTCTGCGAGTATTCTATCCCTAAGCTCACTTACATGTATTGGTGTGTACCTTGCATTTGTATTTATGCTTCCGGAATAATTCCTCTTCCCATACCTCTTTTCCCACAACTTATACCCGAGCTCAATCCTGTCCTCCCATTCGGGACCGTAATTCTCCCTAAGAAACTTCCTAATTTCCTCCACAGAAGGCCTCTCCATTAACAAACACCTCCAACCTATATACCACAAACTCATTTATAAAGCTTTATCCTACTTAATCCAATTCAAAATCGACATATTTACGGGATAAACGCTATCTATAACTCTCTTTGCTGGCGGATAAATAACATGCTCCCAATAATAATCATAATCAAGCCTATACTTCTTTACATCACTCACTCTCACAACCGGCTCCGGCTCGGGAACACCGCGCTCTTTCCCTACAGTCCAAACAAACGATACCTGGCGCGTTGCAAATGGTGTTCCACGTTGTTCAGCCTTAATATACGCAGTAACATGCGGAGGTAACTTCCTACCCTGGTCATACTCATGAACTTCTCTTGATAGATTCTTCGTTATAATCAACCATTCGTCGAACTCGCCATTATACATCCTGCGCTTCACATCCTTGACAAATAACATTATATCCTTTCTACTCGCATCTTCCAACAAAATCTTCTTCAATATTTCCATCTGAAGCCACTTCGTCAACTTTGGCCAATCACCTTTAACAACTTCCAATCCTTTAATCTTAATCTTCCCGTCAAAATCAACATACGCATACCTCTTCTTAATACCCCTTCCCTTTTTATCGCTCAAAAAGATAATACGGCGGATTAACTTGTCAACGTCAACTACCCATGGCTTAACATATTCATTTACATCTGCTGCAATAATCTCCGCGAACTCCTCAATCTCATGTTTATCGACATCTTTACCCTTAAATGCGTCATCAACTTTCACAAACAATGAATCAGTGTCGCCATAAATTATTTGGAATTTCCACACATCCTCCAAATATTTTTTGGTTTTCATCAGCATTTCTCGGCCGCCTGCTGTAATTGCAGCCGCAACATCAGGGTCGAAGAAATAATAATACTTGTTTGCATTCGCACCATAATAACCATTCACAACAATCTTAAGAGCGTCACTCTTCAACTTCTCAATAAAAGCTAATCGTTCATATTCCTTCGCACACTCGTCGTCACCCCCCTCTTTACACTCTTCTGCCTTCTTTTCATATTCCTTCCACTTGAGTTTATGTTTCAACCTATTATCCAGCGCTTCCTTCACTACATATGGAAATACCTCGCCGTTGAACCCACGAATATCAATATTCTTGTTAATAATCGTTGTGGGATACAGTGACCTAAAATCTATAACAATAACATTTTTGTGAACACCGGGAACTGGGTCTAAAACAATTGCACCCTGATAATCAACATCACCAACATTAACATTTCTTCTTACGCCAACATAACCCAGTTCGTGTAACCGTCTAAACATCTTAGTTTCCAATCGCGCAACAGTAGATTGAGCTGCACTCATTGGTAAATTAACATAATGAGCAACCTCTTTTGCAACGTCAACAAGTTGATACCTATCATTAATCAACTGTAAAATCTCACTATCATACATGTTATATTCATACAACTCCTGCCTCGTCATCTCGTGTGGTAGCTTAGTCATTTCCTTAATCCTCGAAAATCCCTCCTCAATACTAACATTATGCAAACTGTAACTCCCCAACCCGGGGCGAGCCTTCTTATATTGCTCCATTAAATCCAATCTTGATACCAATCGCCAATACCGCATTTCGTCATACATGCCAAAATACTTCAATCTCTCCTTCGTATGGAAATAATCGAAATCAACATTCCACCCAACAACAAAACTTATTTTCTTCTTCTGTAACAGTGCTATAAAATCCCTCAGCATATCCTGTTCCGAATCATAATCCTTTATGTAAAACCAATCACTCCACGAACCATCACTTGCCCATACAGAAATACTCAAAAACGGGTACTTGCCATATTCCTTAGGAAATCCAAAACTACTGTCAGTTTCAATATCAAAAAACACAAAATCCCTATACTTAACTTGCGCAATCTCATCAATAAACAGCCTGCGCGTAAAACTTATACCATCCTCATAAACTCCAACATTGTGCAACTTCGCTAATCTTGACACATACTCGTTTGCACTTGGTTCGCTAAGTTCCACTTTAACAACTGGCTTCTTATATTCATCACCTGTACGCATATCAACATTAACAAAAATACCTCCTAAACTCTTGATTTTATCCTTAACACTTTGCGATATATCCTTATCTATAAACAAATAATCTCTAATTGGCGCGTCAACTATAAAAACTTCACCATCTTCAATACCCATCACTCGGACAAAAACATCATCATCCCTATTAACAGTAAAATACGTAAGTTCACCGTTCGTTGTTATCTTTTTCATCATTATCCCCTCCAATAAGTAACGCCCCTAACCATCCTCCAGTTAAATCCTCAAATACACACTTCTTCGTATTACAAATACCCAGTGCCCTGGCTTTTTTGCAACTCAGTGGATAATAATCGTGTTCCATAAAATAATTGATGAAATACCTTGTTTTTGCCTCATTAAAATCATCTGCCAGTCTAAAAACATCAACCGTTCTCTCGACGCCCCAAACACGCATCAAAAATGTTGCAATATGCATTCGCCACGTCGACTCTAATTCTCCTGTTGCAGCTAAACGTTCAATACCCTCTCTAATGCACGGGGGCAAATCATCCAATTTATCTAATTTCAAATCCTCCAATCTAACAACATTATCTCTTCTTACATTTTTAAACTTTTCGCCTATCTTCTCATCAATATCCTTCAATTCTTCGCCTAACCAATCATTATCAAAATCCTTTACCCGCGGAACATACAACTCCAAATTCTTGTCTATAATAGTATCCAAATCCCATAAATCATCAATCCTTAGCATCATCATTCCTGTTGAACTATTCACACTAAATGGAAGTCTTGCCATTCTATTTCTATCACCTAACACTCTAACGTCAACAAACTTTAAAATTTCTTCACCGATAGTTGACAATACCCACTCATCTATCACCTTTGGATAAAACTCCAACCTCGTTGGTGGAAAATCTACATAAACATGAAACCCCCTTCCTGTAAAATACACCCTCGTAGAAACAATACCGGCATCTCTCAGCATGTCGTGAACTTTCACATAATACTCATAAGCTTTCTCTATTTCTTGGAACCCCCCGCCATTGTGATAATCTATATCGAACAAAATTGTATCATATAGCCTTATAGTCTTCTGTCTCTGGCTAAAAATATTCGCATATTTATCAACATTCCACCTCTCCCAAAACTCCCAGAAATCAAGCTCATCTGCAACCCATCGTGGTACTTGATTGTTTATCTTTCGTCCTACCTCGCGGGGAAAAATTGGAAAACCGTGATGAGCGCGCATCCACAAGAAAAGTTCTCTTGTGATAACCTCATCATCCACACATCACTCCCCCTCAAAGTCGATATCAATTAATTTGAGCTCCGATGGTGTAAACACATCCTTCCACTCACTGACCGGAACATCCACATAACCCATGTCTGTAATCTTAACAACACCTACCTTACTCCACGGTTCAGCGTCTTCACTGCGAACGAGCCAAATCTTTCTGTAACTTCTAAATCCAGATGCATCACGCGCATTCATAAAAACCATTCTCTTTATGTTGTAATACACACTAAACCCACCTCTTGCTCTCGTCTGGGTAATACTCGCATAACTATCAGCCGGATTCCAACTCGCCTGTAGCGTAACAATAACACCAACATTAAATTCCTCCTGCAGTTCAATTAACTTCTGAATAATCGCCGCCTCAATCTGCGACTTCGTCGGATTATCCTGCTGTCTATTTCCAAATACTGGTCTAAATGGATTACTCATGCTATCGAGAATAATGAAATCAATATTGTAATTCTTAACATCATACCAAATACGGCCTCTATCATCAACGCGCTCAAGATTAACCTCGGTCTTACCATCGCCCTTCTTATTCGTCACAAATGGCTCAACATCTTCATCAATATCGCCTTTCTTTTTACCACTTGATTTCTTAACATAAATTTGAATGCGATACCCGAGATAGTTCATCAAGTGCTTCAATGACCTAACATCTTCAATTACAATTCTATCAACTTCTTCCTCGCTCAAACCGTACTTCTCCATAAATACTGGTGCCCACTTTTTAAACATCGTCTTGCTTGACCCCTCTGTATCAATGTATAAAACATTATACCCCTTATTCGCAAAATAAAAAGCATGTTCAATGCTCATCAGGGTTTTACCCGCCTTATATGCCGCAACAATACCAAAAATCGCTGAATCTGTAAACGGTGCGCCGCCAAATATTTCATTCAACGCCTTAATCGGACTATCAAACTCCCTAATACTACTACCCTTAAGAATCTCACTTAACTTTATAACCATATCAACCTCCCCCTTAACATAATCAATATGCGAACATTTCTTTCTGTACATATACCCAGGGCAAGAACACCACCAAAAATCATTCAAAATGTCCCATTCAACGATATACCAACCATTCCGACCCTCTACCTCGAAAAAATGATACGCCGTGCTTGGGGCTAAATATCTCCTTCAAAATCCTTGGCATTCAACATCTCCCTCCTGAGCTTATCCTCATCAAGCCAAACAACTTCTGCTTTAATTTTACTCACCGCCTTATTTAAATCCTTTTCGTCTCTAATATACAAAATCTTCACGTCTGTATCAGTTGGGTAAATAATCAATACCCCGCCATACCGCGCAACCATCGAAACTTGCACACCCAACTCACTTAAAAACTGAGCAAACGCACTATCTTCATTATACATAACCTAACACCTCCAAAAACAATACCGCGAAGTTAGTTTAAATATCTTTCGCCTCCACCGTCTTAACTGGTTTATCCACCTTCCGCTCAAACGTCCAAATTTCATAATCAATACCTGCATTAGACAATACCGTCGCAATCACTGCAATGTACCAGCATGAACCGCTCGCGTATAATATGATTCTTCGAGGGGGATTCTTAAATATTTCGCCTAATATCTTTTTTCTGAGAACTTTAATTCCCCTTCTAACCTTATTTTCATCCGAAAAATCGTCTATATTATAGTCCACCAAAATATAATTAAAATCACCCAAACTCCTCTTCATCTCGATTATAACGTTACCCGCCTTTTTTGCCCCCGGAGGAATAATAACCAAATCTTTTTTCATTTTACCACCCTCCGTATGAAGTGTTTACACCAGACTCACCACCTGAACCTTCTTCCTCCGCATCCATACCGCAACACTTGGGAATATCCGGTAACTCACTAAATTCACCTAATTCTTTGACAACCACCTGTGCGGGTTTAACACTTCTATACAACTCCTCAAGATACAAAATACGGTCATTAATTTGGTCCAAAAGTTCCCTATATCTAAGAGAAGCGTTTGCTCCGTCTGGAATCGCAAACGCAAAGAAATCACGCCAAATCAAATCGCGAATAACCAAAAGCTTAGTCAACTCCCTTATCTCAAACGGAAGTCTATCTGAACCATAATAGTACTCAACAACAACCTCACGACCACCCTGATAAATCACCCAAGCCTTTAAATACAATACCCCGTTATCGTAATCAGCCCACCAGTCACCGATATTGCGACCCTCGCGGCGCGTAACAACAAAGTTCTCCCAAATTGTTGTCCACAACACGTTAATCTTCTCAAACGCGCGAATAAACCTCTTTGCTAATGGAATCTCAACACCAGCGCCCCACCAGAAACCACCCTTCCATTTACCAATATCATGAATCTCCCTTGCCTTTCTAATACGGCCATTCCAAGTTGTATCGGTAATATTGTCGACATATTCCATCTTTTCCATTATTAAATCAACCAGAATTTCATCACTAAGTTTTTCCTCATCCTCCAGACCAAGCCAAGCCCTAATCTCATCAGGAGTCACATAAAGCTTATCATACGGAACATCAAATCTCACTCCTCCTCACCAATAATAATACCGCAAAAAGATTTAAAAAGCAACGCTGTGAATAATCTGCTGCGAAGTCATCAAAAATCATTTTCTGTTTTACATATAAACAGCCAACACTGTCGCGTAATTTACTATAAATTCACCGAAGCTTTTCTAAAACGTATCACTCAAAAACAGAACTAAAATCCACAAAATTCAAGAAAAATAAATAGTGAGAAAACACGAAATCACTCGAGGATTGACCTTATCTTCGCGTTCATGCGCGGCAGCCTTATAGTCAGCTCACCCGCCATATAGTACGCTCCACGCCTTACAACCTTCTGCATCAGGACGAAGTTGTTGCTCTCAAGATAGCTCGGCGGCCTAAGTATTGAGAAACTTCCGCGCGGTATTCCATATCCCTCGGGGTCAGTAAGGTCAAGCATATACATCCTCTGCAGATAACCGTTACCATCACTTGGAACATCAACAGACTGTATCACTGGAATTCCATAAAGGGCAGCAACTTTCACACCCGCGTCAATACCCTTCGCAGTCTGAATACCGTTAACACCGAACTGAACCTGCGTCTCAGTCATAGCCGGTAGATACCTAACAAAGTTCATGTAAATACCGAGGAGCTTCGCATAAGTATCGTAACCGGTGAGTATAACATTAGTGTTAGCACCATTCTTCTTAACCTCAGCGAGAGTCTGCCTTATCAGCTCATCCGTAAGTTCGAGACCATTCGTGTCGAACTTAACAACTGAATCCATCCAAGGAGCGCTCGCTCTGTCAATACCGTAAACAGTCGCACTCTCCGGGGAACCAAAAGCCTGTGCCTCCGCATGGCTCGCGACAGCCCTATCAAGCGAAGTAAACCTCGTTGCAGGCTCAGAACCCTCAGAATCACTTCCATCAGTGGCGCTACCAATAACCTTCCTAAGAAGCTCCCTATTAACCATCTTAACAAACTCAGTACCCATATCGACACGAAGCTGCTCCGCGGTACCAACAACGTCATCCTGCGAAACCTCAGCAAGCGCCTCCATGACATCGCTAATCTCGAACGTAACAAGCGCTATCTTTGGCTGCGCCCTAACAACCTGTATCGGCGGATACTTCGGAGTACCAAAGCTGTCAGTCTCACCAATAGCAATCTCACTGCTCTGGTAAGCAAAATCAGTCTTCACACGCCAACCAGAGCTCGGCCAAGTCGTCTTAGGAAGAATACCAAACGCATTACTCTCAACGTTAAGAGCTCTCCAAATGCGCGGACCATAAACTATGTTACGATAATTAGGAATAAGCTCAGAATTAACGGTACCATCGGCTTTAGCAATATCGAACGCCCCGTTAAATATACTATCTCCACCAGCATAAAACGCAGCTATCTCCTTTTCAGAAATAACACTCCACACCATTTAAATCACCTTATATACTTGTAAGCCTCAAACGGGTTCTTAATCTCACCCTTCATAATCTTCTCAACAATCATCATTCTAACAGAAAGCTCATCCTCCCCGCCGGTAACATTCTTCGGCGCAGCCTTAAGAACTTCCGGCTCAAGCTTACCAAGCTCCTTCTCACTAACCTCGACCTTATCAGTTCCCTCCGGAGCCTTCTCCTCATCCTTCCTCTTAAGCTCACTATAACTCTCAGGAATACCGAGCGAAATGAGCTCTTCCTTAACAGCCTTAACAATCTCATCCTTAAACGCATTAAGCTCCGCTCTGACAATACCCTTCAGGCTCTCCTCGATTTCCTCGCTAATGTTAACATCACTGGCCTGAAGCTGAGTTGCCTGTGCAACAAGGTCAGCAAGCTCAGCAACTATATCCTGAATCTTCTCAAGAATCTCCTCAATCTCATTATCAGTCTTAGTTTCAACCTTATTATCCTCAACAGGCAGAGTCTGCTCCTCCTCGGTGGGCATAACCTCAACCTTCTCTTCCTCAGGCATATACAATCACCCCGTGAAACCTACCATTTAAATTTCACCACATTCATTTAAATATGAAGAAAAAATAGCCTAGACTGTAAAACCAATATAAATAGGAAAGATTAGATTGTCATCATTAGTACTCTTCATCCAACCCAATACCATATACCATTACCTCACAAGTCCACCCATTGTGTTCCATCCCAATACCTAAAATGAGGCTTACCATCTGCTGTATTTGTTCCATCATCTAAGTATATATCTCCAACCGCGGGATTACTCGGGGGAGTATTTCTTGCTACGATATTAAAATGTGGTCGTGTTGTGCTCGCAAACCTCAACCTATTCATTACTACTGTATCTGAATAATCTTGTGCACCAAGATATACAGCTCCGCCGTGAGTAATGTGGAATAACGACTTATTACTCACTATATCATCCCTAACATCAAACACCCAGTTACCTGAGGTCATGTTAGCATTTCCAGCAAATGTTATTCTCGTATCTCCTTGTGCTCCTACAATATATTTGTATCTACCAACGCCAATGATATATTGAGTATCTCTATTAATTATCTCAACACCACCTTGGTTACATACAAAATAATCAGTAAAATTACCAAGCAACATCGGACCAATACCAACTGAAATCATTTCCACATATCCAATATGATTATTATCAAAATACAGCAACTCTTTACCGCTAGGAGAATGGTCTTCCATCCGCACTTTTATAAAAACACTTTCATCTAATCTCCCATCGCTATATATCATATACTGTCCTCTATTAAAAAAGACCAAATCTACTGCCACCATGCTTCCTGCGTTTACACCTGTCTCCACCTTTATTAACCCTCCTCCACCTCCCAGAGGGTCTGCTCTAATTCTTGCTAGATATGAATCACCCCTACTGTCTGTTCCACTCCCTGACGTAGGCGTATATTTTATTGCCCAACCAGAATAGTTCCTAAATATCACATCCTCTATCTTTGTCCATTCACTCCAATAATCTTGAGCTGTTATTTCAATACCATCAACAAAATTAATCATTGCGGTTCCTCTTATTATCGCCTCCTCTACGTCAACAATCTTTACAAGATTTGCAACTCCTCCACCATCTAGAGTTCCACCAAAAATACCCTTTGTTGAATATATGCCAATATCTGGGTCATACCCAACACTACTTATTTCAACCATAGTAATTGCACTATCCGTATAAAATTTTGCATCTCTACTCTCGAACACTAAAACTCTATCAGATAACATCTTTATTGTTGAATCAATATAATATTTTCCATTAGCAACATACACATTTCTCCCATTATCCAACGCATACTGCACAACTTCTCTCGCGTTACCACTCTCGAATTCAATCTCTCCTGTTTTGCCATTCTTAGCATAGATAATATCCACGATGCCATCGCCGTTTGTATCCTCGCCAAAAATTATGTAATCATACACATTCACTGGTTGGTTCAAATAAACCTCCTTTCCGCTCGGGATATCAACCATCTTAAGCTGATTGTTAACCTCATCTAGCACAAACTTTTTCTGAATCGTTCCACTTTCGCCGATAAATCTCAACTCACTCACAGCAATCACCTCACAAACCGACATTAACAATACCGTCGTCGATTATGTCCAGTGTTCCGGTTATCTCTATGTCACCGACAACATCCACTGCGCCTTTTACAATCATGCGTCCATCAACCTTCAAATTATTAAACGCCACCTCGTCTCCGCTTGCAACAGCCAAAACCTCATCACTTGCAATTTCCTCATCATGAACCTCCAATTTCGGCCTAACGCTTGTTTTTACATAACTCTCCTTATCAAACTTAAACAAATTAAGAACATCCAAAACCCTCTTCAATGGAATATAACTCATTTACTATCACCCCTGATAAAAATACATAAAAAAGAGTTAAAAACGCACCCTCAATAAAATCATCATCCCCGGTTAACTTTACTACCCACCCGCATTACTTCAAATTAAATTATACAACCTTCAACTCATCATAAGTAATACGCAATTTAGTATAGATAGCCACTTATTCACACCTCTGCGTACCAGCTTAGTTTAATATTGTTTGTTCCGCTTGGTGGGGCAGTAGTATAGTTCACATAAATGTTAGTTTCATCTGCGGTAACATAAAACGGACCTACCGCATCGGCGCTCATTGGAGTGACTTGAACTTTACTTGGCATCGAGACTAAACCATGTGCTATTACAAACTGAGTAGTAGTACCATCACCAGAGAAAGTTGTAGTACCACTGTTTTCAGTCCTAAATATTTCACCATCAAATGATTCAACGATATTCCTACACAAAAACAAAAATTCTGGTATATTAATTATTCTATCAAAAATATTCACATATGATGATGTGCATTTGAATTTATTATCACAAATTTTTACAAACCTTATGGGGTTATCACCATAAATCTTTACACTTGGGTTGTAAATACTATCACTATAATTAAAAATGTTATTAACAATTTCTAATGTATCAAACGTACCATAATTCTCTACATGTATCATACCTGTTTCAACAACTCCACTAATAATATTATCAGAAAATTTAACCGTCCCAACGCTCATCCCATCTTCAACATTGATATACAGCGCTGGCAAATAATATGTATCAATTACATTCCCACTAATATTAATATTCGAAATTTCTCCATTAACACCGTTACGTTCAACCCTAACAGCATATGAATGTGTTTCATTGACGGCAACAAATATATTCGAACTGACAACAACATTCCCTAACTTCGGTTCTAAACGTAAATATGTTGGTTCACTATCCGAAACAAATACATTATTTGCAACAAAAACATTATCAATATCAATTTCAGATAATCCAACTTCTACTCGTCCATCAACAAAAACATTATCAATGATATAAACATTACTGATTTTTCTTGATGTTGACTTTATTTGTATAACATCATCCATTCCATACACATAACAATTATTTACTATAATATTCTCATAATTCCAAATTGACAATGCCGTCCCCAATGTATAGTATCCAGAACCATACACTCTAACACCATCAACTATAGCATACTTACCCTTACTCGTTGAAGCCGGACCAATCGATACTCCCCATTGTGGAACATTTGCAAACACTATATTTCTAATAATAAATTTATCTACATCTTCAACCCTCACAATCTTTAAATCATCCATACTCCCGCGCCACTCAATTCTCACATCACCTACACCCTCAATATGCACAGTATTCTTATTCGATATATTAATAGTGCTATCCGCTACATAAACGCCATCTCTCAATAATATGTTTATCTTTTCACTAACATTGAAAATTTTATCTAATATATACGATATTGTTTCACCCTCAAATTCAATCTTCCCCGTGCGTCCATTCTTCGCATAGACAACATCTACTATACCATCGCCATCAATGTCTTCGCCATAAATAATGTAATCATAAGCCCCCCTAACAATGTCATACTCATTACCGACCTCATCCCTCATTCCAATACCTTTAGTATCATCATAATACAGTTCGCGTAGTTTCGTCCTATTATCATTATACAATCTCAACTTGCCAACCATTAATTCTCACCCCGGGACTTAGGCTTTTTAGGAACGTGGCTACCAAACAAATACGCAACACCCAAACTAATCAACGCGCTGCCGTTATCATAATCCATCTTAATAGCAATATACGAACCAACGATTATTAATACCAGCGCCGCTATATCGTCACTGACCAGAGCCACCAGCTCAGCAATCTCTTTAACGTTCAATACCATCACCCCTCATGAGCAATTAATTTAACATCAACTCTAATACTAACAGAATCCAAATTCTCAACTTCAATCAATAAAGACTTCCCGGCTCTTATCTTAAAAAACACATTAAACTCCTGGTCTCCGCCAATACCGCGTCTGCCCCGTGTAGACTGAATCTGTCCACCATCAATAAGAACCCCACCACTATAATCCACATTTTCATAGAACTTCGTCGCAATCGTCAATTCATCTCCTATAACAAATGGTTCCGGTGTAACCTCGCTTCCATAACTATTAATATTAACGTCCTTATACACGTTTATACTTGCTTTACCATCAGCCTCAATAATAAGAATTGAAATTATAACATCGCTATCGCTTGTCGAATTATCGATGTAAAGATTATAACTTCCGTTTGGATTAACTTGCACACGTCTATACACTTTAAACAACTTACCCTCATCAATTTTTCTGCCCATATAACTCCCATACCGCTCCAATACACTCAAATATTCACGAAGAGTAGGATTTCCAATCCCCATAACATCACACCCCACCAATCATAAGCAATACCGCGCCGAAAACTGCGGACCAGAATACCAGTTTCTCGTGTGTCCACCCTTTACCCTTCAAATCCTTCGGGTCAAAGAAATATCCCTCTTTTATTTTCTCATCGATTACAGTAAACACTGATAATGCAATCAAACTCAACCCCGCACCGCTATAGAAATTATCAACGTTATTTACATTCCACATAAAGGCGAAAATCAAATATACCAACCACAATACAAACCTCTTAGCACCTCGTTTTTCCAGTGACTTAATACCTTCATTCATAATTCATCACCAATAAAAATTGGAAACAAATATTTAAATCACGCCTCACCGCCGCCCTCAACAGCATCGTACTTCGCCTTACCACACCAACTCTTCGCTTCTTCGTATGACATTTTCTTGCATTCCATTGCATATCTCACACACCCCCAAAACTCGCTCGCGGGTTTACTTGGGTTCTTTGGGTCAGTCATCTTTCTGTAAAAACCATTCTTATCAACAAAACGCTGTCGACAAGGGTCTTTAGGACGACCAGGACCTTGCTGTTTTCTCTCCCTTCGACGCTGTGCTTCAGTCTTACCCTTACGGTGCCCAGTCTTCCTTGCCTTTGCAACCCTCAGCTTCACAAGAAGCATATTAAGTTCAGTTTCAACACTCTTCTTAACATGGAACCTTATATATCCGCATATCTCCTTAGCTTCCTCCAAAGACTTACCATTGCAGTTCATCTGATACCTGACACAACCACAGAACCTACTTTTCTCATTTGGGTCATCTGGACAAGTCATCTCGCGGAAATGTCCTCTATCTTCATCATAATACCGCTTCCGACAGTTCTTCTTCGCCGCCTTTCTAACTTCTTCAAGTCTCGCTTTTATTTCATCAATCTTACCCTTCTTAACCTTCTTTCCGCCAGCATAACCTTTCCTGCGAGCAATCATACCACATATCTTTTCAGCCTCTTCTCTACTCTTCCCATTACAATGCATCTGGGCTTTTACACAATTATCGAACCTTTCACCCGTTCCCTCTCTACCCTTGAAATGGCCTTCTTCAAAATTATAATACCGCTCCATACACTTCTTGTGCTCACCTCTTTCCTTCTTGCTCACTTCAACAATACCCTGGTCGGGGGTGGGAACTGCAACTTCCTCATTTGTTTCAATTTCCTTAATTGGTTTATCGCCAATAGCAAGTTTCTCGAGCATCGCCGTAAACTCCCTAACATGCTCTAGCTCCTCACTAATAACACTCCTCACATTCGCCGCAATTTCGTCATACCCAAACATATCAAACATTGCCGCGACGTCAGCATAAAAGATTATAGCTTCCAATTCATCGACAATGCTCTGCATAATACTTCCGTACATCATCATCATCCTATTCCTGCCCTCATCCTGCTTACTAAACACCTCGTTTATCTCCTCGATTTTTGTCTTAAGCTTCTCTGCTTCTTCCTTAATCTTCATATCATCATCAGCTACACCACTATCCTTCCTAACCTGAATAATACTGCGTTCAACGTCGCCAATGAGCGCCCTTAAACCATTTACAACGTCTTCAGCCATTCCCCTGTATGCCCCGCTCTCAGTGTGGTCTCTAATAAAACCAGCAATCTTCTTTGCTTCATCAAGAATTCCTCTTAATATTCTCAACAGTTCATCCTTTGTAAGTTCACCCTTAGCAACCTCAATCTGCCCGCTATCAAGTTCCTCAATCAGATGTTCAAACGTCTTAACAATATCATCAGCCATACCTTTATATGCCAGACTTTCTGTATGTTTATACACAAATCCCCTCAATTTTTTAGCCTCATCGAGGAGACCTACCAAAATTCTCCTCAAATCATCATCACTTTCAATACTTTTAACCATCTCATCACCACCAACCAAATCGTGCAGCTTAAAAATCATATCATCAATCAAATAATACACCGACTCATTATCCTTAAACTCTTTCTTAATCCTGATAAGATTCATAATCACTTCGCCTATCACATTCGACTTCTCGTCCTTATTCTTTAACCACTTGCTTCCATAAGTAGGGTTCATCATTCCCTCTGAACTAACTGTAACCGGGCCCTCACTCTTCTCAAATTCTTCATCTTTCATATCAACATCAACTTTAACCTTCTCTACGCCCATATCCAACTCTTCTATATACATCTTCTCGTCTTCCTTAACATCAAAATGTGCTTTATCTCTTACAACTAAAAACTTTCCATCATAACTCGGAATCACAAATCCTCCCTTCTCAATGGCATACGCAAACGCATCCTTCTCATTATCAAATACTGCCATCACCTTGCTGTCATACTGCTTGGCAATACCGCAGATGAACTTTCTCAGTGCCTCTTCGACTATATCAGCGACAATTTCTTCGTTAACACCGTTCTCCTTGGCAACATTAACCGCATCATCAATAATACCCTTAGTAAAACTTGCACCCATTATACGGATAACCGAATCATCTCCGCTCTTAGCAAACTTATTAATCTCCTCAATAAGAGCTTCGGGGTTCGCTGGCTTCTCAACCACACTTATCTCTGTAATTGTGATATCTCTCAACACCTCAACACTCCTCCCATCAACAATATCATACTCCTTCCTATTTGCAATACCGGCAATGCTGAAACCTGTTAGAGTTCCGTCTTTAATCGCCTCCCAAACAACATCATATATCTTCTCACCGCTAAATATGTAGCCTATAATGTAAACACCCCACTTACCCGTCTTCGGGTGTTTCATTATATACCAATTAATAACACGCCCAACCTGGTGGTTTTTATGCCCATAATTAAGCGGTGCGCCTCTAATACTATACCTCAAAAGCGCCTTATTTAGTTCATCAATTGGAACAATCTGTCCCTGCCTATCTACAACCTCAACGCTCGCCCAACCCGCAATCAATCTATCGTTACTACTCCCCAGAATATCAATTTTTTTCAGTTCTTCCATTATATCACCACCAACATTATTTCAAAAAGAAAATATAAAAACCTCACTCTCTTCTCTCGTATAGATGCTCCATACCGGGCATCTCCTTTCTATTCATCTCAGGTTGCCCCTCAAACTTCTCACCCTCCTCTGAATTAAACATTTTAACACCGCTCTCTGCTGGCTGTCCTTCTACTTCGTCACTTTCATTTAATAATTCATTTAGCCAATCCTCAAACGTTAACGAACCCCCTTCATTGTTCTCTTCAATACCCTGCTCCTGGGATAATACTTCTTGTTGGTTATCTTGCAGCATCTGTACACCACCCTGCTCGTAATTACTCGCAGCGTCTGGATACTTTATCCTATACAAAATCTGCTCAAGCGGTGGAATATTCAACACCTGCTCAACATTTCTAATAATGTTCTCAACCCCGCCAACCAACTCAGCAAGCAACATTAACCTCTTAAACGACTCAAACGTTAAACCTACCTTCGGCAGAACATCAATTACTTCAATAAAATCATCAACATTAATCCTATACCCCTTCCTCTTTGCATACAATTCAATCGCTCTCTTCAACCTCTTACTTGGTTCAATCTTCCCATCGAACTTAAAGTCAATACCGTCAACACCCGTTGGGATTAACTCAACTTCATACCCGAGCTCTTCCAGCTCCTTTACTATATCAATACGGCGGCGTATTCTGTCGAGCTTGCGTGAAATATCCATTGGCTCATTGGGATTTAACTCTATAACCCAATCATTAACCTTCAACTGCTTAACCAGCCACTTCAACACATTATTTATCAAAGCCTGTTCACGCATAATCGCTCTATTTGTTATCGTAACTTGTAACCCCTCATTAGAAATACCAGTATTAACCTCACCCTGGAAAATTGGGCTAATTTGCCACATACTTGCAACAACGCGTCTTACCTCATTGCGATACGCGGTAAATGTCACTTCATCTGGTTTATAACTCAAATCAAGCCACTCAACTACACGTTTCCCAACAACCTTCTCCGGGCCTGAAATAACCAACGGCACAATATTCCATGGGTTCTTATAAGCCTCACTGCGCGCAGTCATAAATGCCTTAGCAACAGCATTCCTATCTGCTCTCAACACAAGGAGCCCGCGCGGCGGTCTCTGCATATGATAAGCCATTAAAATAAACGAATCCTGCTTAATCAATATAAGCAATTTCTTCAACAGTGTAATTATCGGCGGGTACCCGTATCCAATACCGGGCGTAAACTTCTTCAAATGAAGAATTTCACCATCAATAAAAAAATACTTGCTTCCTCCTACATCATAAACTGCTACAGCCTTATGCATCTTCCGCCCGCACTTCGGACACCTTGGAATATAATCAGGGTCTTCCAATAACTTCTCTACTGGAACCAATACTGGCTCATCTCTGTGCTCAGGACAGACAAAAACCATATTCTTACCATCGCGCGTAAGACCCGGACGACCATCACTACTCATAACCAAATAAATACGCTTCGGGTCACCGCTGTATATCTCAAGTGGTTTTTCTGCTATCAAATCACCATTGTCATTATACTCGTATTTCTTTCTAACAATCAAATACGCGTTATCAAATACATTCAAATTGTGGTCTAAATCCCTCAGCACATCAATCAAGGGTTGATTATTAATATTCGCCTTTTCTATGAACTTCTCTAAAATTTTCCGTTCATTCTCATTGGGGCCCACCAATCTATGTGACCCACAAGCCTCACACACATCGACATCCTCATCATACGTTGCACCGCATACCAAACACTTCTTCGTAAACTTCGGTTTAACACTCAACCCATTCCCGAACGTCTCATTCAACAATACCGTTATAACCGTTCTCAGTATATCGCTATTGTAATAAAGGCTTTCTACATACTCGTAACTAAACGGTAAAATTGGGACTAACGCTAACCCGCTTACGCCCGCCTGAACAGCACTCTTATTTATCCCCCTAAAATCGAGTGGACCCTTTATATCAAACAAATTATCTGTTCCTGCATACATTAATGCATTAAATGTTCCATCCTTCGCAAATTCTATTTCCACCTCCGGTTCATCACCGTTTTTCTTAATCTCACGCCTATTCAAAAAGAAATCAAACAACCCCATTAATCAACACCTCCAACATTTTTTCTTCTTCACTGCCCTTTTTAGCAACGACATAATACCCGCGCCCATCTGTAAACACTGGTATTAACGGATTCAAATATATCAACTCCGTTAAAATTAACTCATCAACTTCAAACACTCTAAACTCCTCTCTATCAACAATACTAATATCCAACGCGTTCGTAATTTTACTAAAAACCCAATCATCATCACCTATTGGGTATAAATACGTGTCGCTATACATTTCAGACCACCTTCTCTATTATATCTGCGACATCGTTCAAACCTATATCCTTATAAAATCTCACCAACTTATCTTTCCACTTTAAAACACTTAATGGTCTGTATTTACCTTTGCTCCCGCTTGGAATTATCGTTCTGTTACCACCAATCCCGATAATAGTTGCCTCAAATACCCTATTCCACAGATGTTCATTCTTTATTTTCTCAATAAATTCATTCCCATACAGCTTTTCACCCACCTTATGATAAACATATAGTCCCCCTAATATAGCGTCAATATACTCATCATAATCTGCATTTCCATATGATACCTGTGATATCCCTAATATTAGTGAGTTCATAAAATCTCTAACATAATCGCCCAATTCAGGTTTCTCCGCCTTTCCTGCCAGACTTAATACGCCCCTTTCCAATGGTCTCTTTGGTATAATCGTAACTGTCTCAAACTTAATTCCATCATGTGAAACTTCAACTGTCAATTCTGAATCATCCACATAACCTCCACCCGCAACAAAATACCCGCCAACAACGCTGTCACTCTTTATAGTTGCCTTCGCCAACACGCCGCTCGTCCATCCCCTCTGCAAAAACTTTTCAACATCATTTCTATTAACACTCGTCGACAACGTATAACCTTTGATAACATTACCGTCTTTCATCAATGCATTCAAATACTTCTCCCCTCTCTTTTCATCCTTAAACAATACTCTGTCGGCTACTTTGGCGATATTGTTTGCTAAAAATATACTTCCCTCAAACAAATTTAAATTCCTATATACTTCAACCTGTTCACCGTGCCTCTCTTTTACATAATTTCTCACAAAGTTCAAATAAATACCCAAATCCATCGGGGTTACAAAATTATCCAACGCCTTTATAAGTTTCCCAATCCCTGGAGAAAACTTATTTGGAACTCTCACTGGTCGTCCGTTCCCTGTCACAAACTTCTGCAAATACCAATCCAAATATGGTGCAATCCCGTTAAAATTGCCGTATGTTCGCTGTGCCATAACACTAACGCCTTTCGAAACTGCCCATGCTGATTTACTACTAACGCCTGCGCCTCTCAAAATTCCGTATATCACAAAACTTGGTTTAACTATAGTCTCTACAAACGTTTTATCACCATCAACAGCATTCTTCAAATCATCTCCAACACGAACCAATAGAAATCCTTTCTTTTTAAACTTGAAAAAATCTTCCCAAACATTCCCTATGTTATCAGTCTTCAAAATTGTTGTTGTTTTCCCTTTACTTTTTCTAACCATTACAAACTTCGATAAGAAAAACCCAAAATTGTACAAACTAAAGGAATCATCCTTTATTATATCCATAACACTTTTCAATCCACTCAAAACATCCCAGACATCATCACCCAAATTACTCCTAATATTACTCACATCATCACATCTACTAAACGCACTATAACCTGTAAACAAAAACTTCTTCAATGAAAAATCTATTAGTTGCCAATTTTTCACATTAAATATGCTGTACAAATACTCTTGTTCATCTCTAGTAAAGACTGAAGCAGATACACTGCCATTATCTTTTAATGTCTTTGCATATTTACACATTATATTAAACAGTTCGTCCGGCATCGACAAAATCATCAGCCCGTAAAAACTCTTTACTCCATTCTCAATCAGGTGTATATTTCTAATATCAACGTTACTGTAATCCTGACTTAAAAACATATCGCCTTCAGACATTCCGTACAACCTATTAATCATATCTCTCAGCATTGCTGCAGCTATTTCCTTCCCATTTCCAGAATATTTCTTCTGCATTACATTACTAAATATGTCAAAATTCTTTGCTACAATATAATTCTGACCCAAAATATCATAAACTTCTGCATCATATTTACCACTTTCGATAAATTCCACTTTAACTTTTTTCTTCTCTAACCTCTTCAGTGCAACATCTTCATCGATTTCCCCACTAGATTGTAACGCCCCACCCAATTTTTTATAATCACTAAGCCTAACAAAAATACCGCCTCTTGGACCCCTGCATAACCCGGTTGCGCCATATCTTCTAACCCATCTCTCCAAATCAACAGCACTTAAATAAACCCTCTCTTCGGCGGGGACATCATCACACTCGGTAACAGATATTTTATATTTCGCCAAAATTGCATTCGCATCAGCGGCGCTAGCACTTTCTTTATTTCGGCTCATCACTATCACCTATACATATTATCATCCTTCAAACCGTTATCCTGTGAAAGAGACACCGCACCGTTAATCATCTCTGTGTACAAGTCTTTTGCGTTATCCCTCAAAATATCACTCATCAAAACCACATCGCCAACATCCATCTCAAAAATAACGTCTCCATCTAAATAAAACCTAAAAAAACCGTCTATAACTTCACCGTCTGTATTCAATACTCGGGTGATTATCAGTGGTTTGCCGACGTTAAAATAGCCAACTATTATTTCATTCTCGTAATATTCCACAGAAACACCTCCATAAAAAATTGCAAAGAAAAGTTTAAAAATCAATCCACGTCCTGGTCCTTGTACGTTCCGTTGTAAAGCTCAGCCTCATCACTCTCAAACAAAATCAACTGCGCTACCCTCATCCCCAGCTCAATATAAACCGGATTTCCGACAATCATGAGTGCCTCAGCTCTTCCTCTAAACCCGCTATCATACCATGCACTCCGAATAAATACCCCATTCCTACTCAGCGTGCTCCTCTGAAGAATGAAACCGCTTGCACCCGGGGGAATTTCAACAACTTCACCGAACCAAATTTCATATACACCCGGCTCAAGATAAATCATTCCGCTTTCATCTGGCTTAACCTCTTCCTTTTCCGAATGAACTATCTTCGATTTATCCTCATACAAATACGCTGGGCTCTTGTGCCTCATTATTTTATAAACAGTCAAATCAACACCATTCTGCGCTCTTTTGGTATTTTCACTTCTCTTAACAATAACCCTCTCTTCCCATTCAGCCGGATTCATCACCGCTGTCACGACATACACCCCCCAATAACCTTTCCATTTCACTTTTTACATTTTTAACACTAAGTCTGGTGCTATCCAAACCCAATTTATCAAAAACCCTCTTAACACTCGTTCTATAACTCGAAATATTATGCCTATTATCAATATACAACCTGGTATATCTCCCTTCCGTATCACAATACAGTTTGCATAACAAAAACAGACTGTCGATATATAATCCTGGTGATAGGCCTTTTGATATGGCCATATCCCCCAACATACTATACATCTTCCTCACACAACATCTCACACAATAACTTTCATCCCCGTTTCTCAGCCTATTCTCCAAAATTTTAGAACTTGTTGCCATCACCATATCATAACCATTATTCAATAAAAACCTATACCATTTTCTAACCGATTTAACGCTCACTTCAAATTCTTCTGCAATCTTATACACTTCAATATAATACCCGTGCTTAAATGCACCTATCCACAGCAATGCGGCTACTAAACCGGAATACCAATTCCAATCATGAGACTTCAGTTCTCTTGCCACCCACTCATAAACAACATCTGGTAACCTAAGATTTCTAACAACGTTTTTTACTTTCTGTAAAACTAAAATCCGATACGTGCTCAAATCATTCTTGTTATTAATCCTGCTTAATCTTCGATATCGCCCGCTACCGTTAAATACACTTCCGGGGGGCTCAACTGCTCGCCGTGTTTTCTGACTCATTTCCGCTATAAACTCCATTTTTTCTGATGTTGATAAAACATATCCACAATTAACACAATAAACTTCATCCCGTGTCGCGTCATACTTGAATACCCTTCCCCCACATAACGGACACTTCATATTATCCACCACCCATAACCCAATAAGATATAATACCGCGTTGGGAGTGCTTGTTCTCGTTTCTTTTCGCCTTCTCTATTTCAAATAACTGAAATGCTCTCTTCCTGCCAATGCCTCTCCTCTTTACAAACGGTACCAACTCCCTCGGTACGCCATACTTAACCATCCAAACCATATCCGAGCAAATATCAACACCATCCAATTTGTAAAACTCCCTCACCTTATAAATGGCGTAACTTAACCACTCCGCTGTCTCCAACATAATCTTCAAATCGCCATATCCCACTTTATACTTTTTCTCAATATCCCTCAATTCCGCCCCATCTATCCAATCCATTATAATTGCTATTGCCTTTGCAACAGACAAAGTACTCTCGTCCAACTTATAAACATTGAAACCATAAATCCACCCAATATGCTCATACTTCGCATACTCATTTTTGCTAACTTTCGGCAAACTAAACTCTTTCGCATTTACTACATTCCATAACACATCAAATATATCGTTCACCTGAGCATTCTTAAACTTATCGAATGTTTCCTTGCTAATAAATAGTCTCGCTAACAATTTACCATCATCTGTCAACACATAATAATCTCCAACTAAACGAATAATGTTATCACGCTGGAGAGTATCAATAACTCTTGTTGCTACTAATAACACGTTATCATTAATACTCCCTGTATAAGTACAATCCACAAAATCTAAAATATCCTCCATTGTTGCTCTACCTTTATATGCTAAAAACGATACAACTGCATCAGACAGTATCTTAAACAAACTCGGCCTAGCATCTTCAACTTTCCCCTCAAAATATCTATCTATCAACTTTGAAACCATACTCTTTTTACCTGCGTATATCAAACCAATGCCCACCTTGCTTTTGCCTTTGCGCCCGGCGCGCCCAAGCATCTGCCAAACATCCATCACATCCAAATATTTAACATTCTTCCCATCAATTGTTACAACATCCTTAATCAATACCACGTCGGCTGGGAGATTTACGCCCATCGCAAGCGTCTTCGTCGCGACCAATACTCTCAAAATACCGCTTCTAAATAAATCTTCAACTTCACTTCGCTCTTTGTTATTTAACCCAGCGTGATGAAACATAACTCCTCTTCTAACCATATCAACAAAATCACTTATATTCTGGACAACTACATCCTCATTCATAACCGGTAATTCCATTGATATCATTTTAGCATACTTCTCAGCTTTTCTTCGCCCGTTAGTAAAAACTAAAACGCTCAACCCATTTAAAACAAAATCTTTAACAACATCAATCCAATTACTTCCTTTTCTCTCCACTCTTCCATCCATCCATATAATATTACCCTTCAAAACAATACCGCCGCTAAGTTTGATTGGTCTGTCTGCTGACCTGTAAATAACAGCATCTAACCAATCCGCCAACTGTTCGATATTGCCGACCGTAGCACTCAGTGCGACAACACGCCAATTATACATCTTTGCAAACGCACCGATGATTTCTATTTCTGGTGACATCGTGTGAAACTCATCAATAACAATCATCCCCACTTTATCTAAAAAACTCTCCCTGTGATTAATTAATGACACAAACTTCGGATACGTTGTTACAATGATATCCTTATTATTCAGCGACCCTTCCGATAACCAATAATCGCCCATCGCCATCCCAACACGAATTCCCAGTGGATACCACTTCTTAAAATCATTCCACTTCTCACGCACTAAACTCCTCAGCGGTGCGACATACACAACTTTCTTTCCCTTATTTTTCAACAAATAATCAATCATCAAAACTTCGGCAACAAGAGTTTTTCCGCCCCCAGTTGGAATATTCACGATAATATTATTCGCAAGTCCTCTCTTTATTGCCTCGAACTGAAAATTATACAAATACGTAAAACCGTTATCCTCCAAAATCTTAACAATCCTCTCATCAACAAAAAATGAAAGGTTAGAAACCGGAATCATCTCACCGCACCCCTCCAAATAATCCATGCCTTATAATCCTTATACAACACATTCTCCGCCCTGTTCTTATCACCAAACAAAGTAACTCTCACCCATGAATCATCGGTGCCGTGCAGCTTTGAAACTAGTTGGTCATATATTTCATTAACATCGTTTACAAAATACTCCGTCCAACTAAGTATGTTCAACCATTGTATAGCTGGTTTTAAATCGTCGATATCGTTAAAATCATTTATCGTATCCTCAACCATAAACTTCGAAATCTCGAAAATATTCCTGAAATCCTCCTCGACATATATTCTCTGCCCATATCTCAACTTTCCACCTTTAATAACATTCTTGCTCATTGTCCATCCAGTGAGAATCTTAAATGCAATCTCAACAATATCTCCTGTATCATAGTCACTCAAATCATAATCCTTCTTCCATCCAAAATAATACAGCATCCAATCTGGTAGATGCCGTCTAAATTCCCTGAATTCCGGCTTCAGTTGTTCGGCTATTCCACTGTACGGGCTTTCATATTTCAGTGCATAATACCCCCAAATCAGCGAATCAACATATTCACTCGGCGTTATCTTCTTCGACGCTATGTACTTTCCTCTTCTTTCTCTTAGCCCGTCTATTACTGCTTGCACTATCACCCCTCTTGAGATTGTCATAACAATTCACCTCCAGCGATTCCTCCAAATCCACCCTATTAAACCCATAAATGTCAACTTCAACAAAAACACCCATTCCATCGTCGCCTTTGTAAATACCGAGGGGTATAACATATGGGTTCCTGCTCACTGCCACTGCATGGTCGCAATTCCCCTCTAACACTACAAAATACCGTCCTTTCCCTACAAGGAATTTTCCATCAACTTTCCTAACACCCACTCTTATAGGCATCTTTAAAACATCTTTAATCTTCATCTTCACCACCATACTCATCTTTCAAATATGCCGCTAAAATTGCGGAGTATGCTATCAAATCCCTAAGTGTATCTTCTATACTCTCATCCTTCACCGCTATGTCATCAGCATTAATCAAATTCCCGATGCGCGCAATCTTATCAATCATCCTTGCAACAATACCCTGCTCGGGGCGAATTCCTGCTAACCTGTACAGTCTAAACGTGGCAAAATTATCATCACTATTCCTCGAATAGTCTTTATTCTTCATGCTCATTAGTTCAAGCGTTTCAACTATAAATTCCAAAATCTTTGGGTCACCGTAAAAAACAAAAGAATAATCACCCACCTTAACTTCAATCTCCTTCTTCATCAAACATCCCTCTTAAGTGTTATCGATACATCAGCATCTACATAATAATCACTTAGATTTTCTTCATCAACAGCAGCGCGTAGTTCATCCATAACAATTCTAAAAAGTTCATTACTATCAAAATTCCTCAGAAAAACCGCCTTATAACTCAGCTTAAAAACAACATTATCACCATCTATTCCTGCGCTCGCTTTCGACTTATCGATAATAATACCGTGTTCTGTCAACCTGTTTGCTATGTTATCAAGTAGTGCATTATAATGCCCCACAATCTCCCCTTTCGTAATACCATCGTCATAACCATCCATATAAACCTTAATACTAATACGCCCCTCCATCGTAACCACCCCAACGATATTACAACATCACTCTTTACAAATCTTTCGCATCAAATCTTCGTAAAACTTCCCGTAAAGAAGCCAAAACTCTCCATCATGTTTATCCCAATCTTTATCCCCGCGTTTGAAACGATACCAATGGACTTTCTCGTGTAACAAAATTTCGATAATTCCCCAGCGTTCAAAACTTACCTCTGTCCCTGATACCACAATCTTATTTGCATTTGGGTAATACGTACCATTGGGAAATTTCTCCCCTCTGCTATAATCATAAGTCACATCAACATCATCCGGTATCTCCAGAAGTTCCTTCCCCAGTTTGAGATTGTTCATGATTTTCAAACCTCGGCACCTCCATAAAATTAGCATAACTTATAACCGTCTTCGAACCCATAAACTTCCTAAGTCTATTCTGGAATAAGCTCCACCAATAATCTATAACCCTATCCACTTCACCTTCACTCTTAACCTTATATCTAAGCATCGGTGGACTCATACTAACAACAGTATATTCTTCATCTTTTTCATCAACAAAAAACGACACTCTTCCATCTATAACAAGGTCTTGCTTCTTCCTTTTCAGACCTATTATATACCGGAACTCTCTAATCCTCATCATAATCCCTCCAGCCTCTTCCATATAAGATAGGTAACAAATGCGTCGAAACCAGCATCGTGCCAATTGCTAATCGGCGTGTTTATATTCAAACGCCGTGCAGCATTCTTCAAATTATCAATCCTTTTATACCTCGAAATGTACAAACTTTTTACATCAACCATTGATTTCGCAAATACATCAAAAAAATCCAATCCATTCCGCTCAAACCATGTCTTAACAAACAACCAATCAAAACATACATTCCATCCTGAAAAAACAATACCGTGGTTGGGGCTTTCTTTGAATTGCTTAAAGAATTCGTACACTTCCTTTGCGCTTTTACCCTGCTCTAATGCCTCCCTGACGTTAACATTATTAACACTTAATGCATCCTTTGATACAATAAATTCATCTCCTGGATAAACCAAAAAATCGCCGTCCGCAAGTATATTGCCCCTTTCATCACTCACAACGTACCCTAACTGTACAATAGAATGTTTATTCCAATCCAATCCAGTTGTTTCAACATCTATGAAAGCAAATATCACCCCTTGAACCCCCTCTGCTGTAATTCAGATAACAGTCGTGGCAAGTAAAATGTATACCACACAATCCTATTATTCCTGCCAACCGTCTTCTTTGTAACAGCTGTTTTTATAAACCCGTTCCATTTTTCAAAATCTTCAACCTTATCTTGTCTTATCATTACAGTTACCTTCTTCTTCTCTGGATAAAAACAAATATTAACTGCACCAAATCTATTCATTGCGTCAATCCACCTACCGACCATCAATTGAACACCATAATCACTATTCGGAAGCCAACTCATCCATATTCACCTCCTCAACCAGCGTTTTACCAACATCGAATACAAACCTGACAACATCGGGGTCTAAATCCTTCGCCACTGCAACGTTCATCACATTTACTTTGTCAAACCTAAACTCATCACCCTCCACTGGAACATCTATCTCCAGAATAATAACATCACTATCATCAACACCAAACTTAACCCAAAACTTCATTACCACCACCCCCTAAAACGTCTAACGCCAATCTTCTTATACCCTCCTTTAACCTTGCGATACACGACGCTGTCTTGTCCTGTGTCTGGTGCAACAACATCGGGGCGATAAATTCCCATCTCCTTCAAATACTCGAGGACTGGCGTTGACACAATATACATAACACCCGGCTTCGGCGCCGGAAGATTTATCACTTCAGTATAAACATCCTTCACTACTGGAATACCGCCCACAGTTTTTCGACCTATTATCTTTGAAACCACTCTAACAGTTTTTCCGGCGGGGTACAACTCCATCAAAAGTTTTTTACCACTCTCATCATAAACTCTAACTATATGCCCTGTAAGATTAACCCACTCAACCATACAACACCACCTCCAAAAAATAAAAATCACTGGAGGAGGACTATAATACGCCCATCCTCCGTCGAATACCCGATAACCTTTTGACCTTTCTCATAATTCACATATTTCCTTATTTCCCTCTTTTTCATTCTTTTAAAATCTTTCGCCTTATAATTTGTTCCATGTATGGTATTATAAACCTTCACAATTTCACTTTTCTTTGGGAAATCCTCCCTAAAAAGCTCAATACCAAACATACCGTTGCTTCCAACGAATATCGCCTTCATAATATCACCTCCCACGCTAATACTACAACAAATAACTTTAAAAATTATTCGTCCTTAAACTTAGAACAATCATACTTATTCGAACAATACTGCGTGCATATATTGTATAAAAACTTCCAAATATCCTTCTCCTCCCCTGAAACGAAAACAACTTCTGGCCACACCATTGCATAAATATATGTATCACATGGTAAGCTCAAACCCCACGTCCTGTTACTTAAACGTTTAAAACCCAATTCCTCCAACTCAGCTATTACACTATTCAAATCATCAACATGGAAATTATTCATCTGATTTAACATCGACCTGTGAAAAACTCTGAATAATATAAACATCATTCCCACTTCCATGAACTCGGATATAAATTATCACCAACACCCATTAACCAACGTGCAGTATCATCTATCCACCTCTCCAAAAAATCAATACCGGTGCCGCTTACACTGGGATACCTATTATACTTCATAAAGTACACTGTGATGCTTCGCCTATTATCTATCCTCCACACATAACTATTGTTTCCTGCATATTTAAATCGTTCGTCATTAAAATCAAAATCATCTGGGATATAAACAATCGTCTTCCTCGGACACCACCGCTCAACGCAGGCGTAGCAATACACATACATACATTATCCGCCCCTTATCTTGTCAATTAATATTAGCAATGCTAATATCAAACCTAAAATCTCGCTCCAATGTTCAACAATAAAGTTTTTCCCCTCTTCAAAACTCTTTGTTGAAGCGATATAACTCTCTACCTTTACCTCCAGCTTGTCTATCCTATCTTCCAGTGCATTTAATTCACTCTTCGTCGCAAACATGTTTTCATACCCGTTATACTTCACAGTTTTTTCCACAAGTTCCTTTTCTATAGAAACAAATTTATCCATCATCTCGCGCACTTCACTTTTCAACTCATTTATACCTTTCTCCACACCATCCATTTTATCCCAAATACGCTCTTCTAAATTATCTACACGTTTTTCGAGCAACTGCATCTTATATCTAATTTCCAATATATCTGCATCATTGTTCGTCACTTACGTATCACCAATAATAATACAACACCAAAAAATAAAAATATCACAACACCTGTCCCACATATATAGTCAAATCTATTGACACTATCGCTGGTGCACCTTGTAATAAACTAAGCACACTAGAAGATATCACCCCGTCATATGAATACAGTGGTACATTAGTTGCTGTCGGCTCAACACTAAAAACATCAACAATAACCTTCTCTTCTATGCCTATTGAATTAATATACCCTTTTGCCTTGTTATAAAAATTAACAGCATCCATAAAATCGCTACCCTTATACCTACCAGATATCCTCAAACTCTTCCTACTCCCACCCAAACTCATCACATACGAGCCCTGCCCTAAATCAGTCGCATTCGACGCATCTTCATCCGGTATTGCAACCTGAAAAACATTTTTTGTTATGTTAAACGTTTCACCCGTTAAAATGAAATAAATACCCTGTGTACTCGGGTCATTCTCAGACTCTCTATGAATCCACACCCATGCCATGTTCATCACCACCATCTAATCTCAACATTATTATTCGCAATATCCTCAACAACATACGGGAAATTCTTCGCGTCGAACGCTGATACCATTTTAATCTTACTATTCAAATACGAAATATACTGTGATAACGACCTAAACCTTCTCCCCGCGTTAATCTTAACAATACCATTTTCAACGTCGATGCTCAATACACTGGTCGCATAAACCACACTACCCGTATTAATAGCAACATTAAATCCAATATTCCATCCGTGCATGTCCCTAACCCATTTACCTAACAATGTCTCAAATGATGCGCTCACATTATTCATCTTAAACTTTTGCAAAATCTTATTAGCAATATCAGTCGCCACTTCGTCAGAATTAATCCAACCTATCCGAATCTTAATTGATCTAACATCTTTCGGTGAACTAACATTACTAAAATCCCACGCTACACCTATATAAGGCCTACTATATGTATAATAAATCTTCAATACCCCGTAATTCGTATTCATTTTTTGTGAAACATTAATATCAATATCGTATGCATACCGCGCAGCTCTAACATAAAAAATCCTACCAGTTGCCTCACCAGTTGCGACATACGTAGAACCACAAAAACCATAAAATGCAGTACGCACAATCAAACTACCTGTATAGTCTCCGAAAATAATATCTTTTAGAATACTAACACTCGAGTTAGCCGTATCATTACTGCTTATCGTACTCCATGAATTGTCTCCCACATAATAAACCTCTACTTCGCTGTTCTGTGTAGACAAATTACCACCGAAACTACCATTCTCCAGCTCACCCGAAACAACATAATAATTGTAATTACCATAAAACTCAACCGCTGCCTTAGAAACGCCCGAATCCGACGTACAATCAACTTTAACATACATCTCTATGGGGTCACCCTCAGATATATTGACATTATATTGACCCTGTTCCCCCGCAATGTATTCACTCACATTTCCATAGCCAATATTAAATTGATAATCAAATATCCTCGGCATAACTGCATCCAAATTACTCAAACTCAAAGCATCACTATTCCCATAATACATCCTTACAACCGCAGAATCAGATAAATAATGCAATCTTACCCAAACAACCAACTTATTATTAGACATATCAGTTAAATTATCGTCAACATAATATGGCAACTCAATCTCCCCGTTCGATGTAAGTTGTGTAAATCTCAAATCAGTTGGCATACCTGACACTGTGTTCATTGCACTATAATCTATTTCATTCAAATTAATTAAATCCAACCTAACAACAACTCCATCTCCTGTTATACCAGTTTTATTCCTTATCTCTATATCATTATAATATCGCCACTTCGAATAAGTTAAATCCTTATAACCAACAATATTCACAATATACTTCCTGTCATTCACTTTCGATACCCTGTCAAGGGGTATATCTCTACCATTTAGCGTTACCCTCAAAATATTATCTGGTGCCGGGTCTGGTCTGAAAAAATAAACTTCTACCTCATCGGTCGTACTTAAATCAATATCATATTCAATCATGTGTTGAAATGCTCCCCTTGCTCCCTCAACAATCACTTCATTAACAACATTGTATTCGTCAATATTCAATACAAAATTTGATGTATTATCATAACCAGCAACAAAATCACTATTCACAAATGAATTCTCGCCATCGGGATACACCAAGTAAATCAAATCTTGCCAAAATATAACCCTTGCTCCGACATAATACGCAATATTTTTTATAACATTCAATACTGTATCATCCAAACTCATATCAACAACACTACTCGTTATAGCCAAATCATTCCCAATAATTATGAGATGACTATCACCCCATCCACCACCATACACATAATCCAACACTTTTTTTATTACCGTACCGGCCGTTACACTACTCCCCAATGTGTAAACAGTTTTTATATGCCTATCATTTAAATACCCGTAAAAACCCTGTGCTTCAACATAATAAACATACCTAACTCTTTTAACTTTTCTGACAATACCATAAAAAATTCTGTTTGTTGATACCCAATCTGTGCCGTTATAATACCGAACGTCCGCTCCGTCATATATTATGGATACTATATCACCCACATTAATAGCTGTCCTGGTTCCAAAACTTGCTTGTTCAATACCTCCAATCTTCGCGCTATACTTATAATCAAAAACATCTTTAAAATTCAATACAACATTAGCCATTACCTATCACCCATCGCTGTAATTTCATTCCTAACAACTTCCGCCAACCTTTCCATGTCGACACTATCAACATTAATATTTATCTCATACCGTGTCAAATAACTGGGCGTATTCTCAACACTAATACCAGGAACCGGGCAAGTACTGTGGGGTACAAACCTCTCACCCCTAAGCTCAGCAAAAATCTCTCTATCAGCTGCACTAAGTAAATACCCACCCGCTCTTTTTGCGCCCTCTGCCACATCTTTAACTGCGTTAAAAGCAGCATCCCACGCCTTCTTAACTGAATCCTTAACCGAATCCGGTATTAGCCCCTTCAGCCAATCTATAAAATCACCTATAACAATCTTCAACATCTTAAATTCGTCAATGAGTGGTTGAATCTGGTCAATCATAATTTGCCAAAACCTACTCCAATCAACAGACTTAATAATCCAATTTATTAGCATTGGTAAAAATGCACCAACTAATGCACCAACTGGACCGCCTAACATAAACCCAGCACCAATTGACGCTAACTCAATAGCACCGCCCCAGCCAGTTTTTCCAATACCCTGCATCCATTTCCTCATAACATCATTCCATATTGGCAAAAATTTCGCTAACAACTTTATAACGGGTATCAACATTGGCATTAATACTGCACCAAATAAATCGGCTATCGGCTTAAATAACAAATTCACAAACGTATCCAACAACCGTAACGTTGCCTGCATATAACCCGAAAACTCACTAAATTTAACAGCCAAACCGGCAATACCGCCCAACCCTATCAACTTCGCAATAGACGTAATCATTCCACCGGGGCCACTCTCAAAAAACTTCCGAATCGCTCTCAATATATTATCACCCGACTCACCACCAGATTTCTTTGTTTCAGTTTTCTTTCCCATCGCATCATAAATTGGCTTCACCGCCTCACTAATATTCTGTCTGACTTTCTCAACATCAATCTTCAATTCAACTTCCAACTCATATGCCATACAACTCACCCAACGAACTCATAAGTTCCCTCTCACTCATCTCCAACTCCTTCCTCTTCGCATCTGCTCTAAGCATAACAATCAACCCTTTGACAATACGGTGAGGGAGTTGGTCAACTTCGTTTGGCGTCCAGCCAAATTTCCGTGCAAAAATGTAATAAACATATAACCTCATCACCTCATCAGTTGGATTCGCATCAAATAACATCCAATCCTCAATATCCTGCTCTAACTTCTTATCAATACCGAAACAAGTCCTCGAAATTGTTTATTTTATCCGCAACCTCGAATATCTTCGCCGCATCCTTAGGTGAAAGATTACGAGTATCATTAATAGTCCACTTCACAGTTCTACCATTCTCATTTTCAACCTTCCTAATACTCTTATGTAGGAGCATCAGCTGTAATTTACCGGTCTTAACTTCAATATCATTCGGGCCCTTAACAATAAAACATTCATCCTTTATATCCTGAATATCTCCCCAAGTAAGCTCCCCCACATAAAACTTAAACATCTTACCATCCTTTTCAATCTCAACAACTTCCATCATAACTTACCACCTCCATCAATAAATTCAGCAATACTCTTTCTAAAAAACGGGTGCGGTTTAGTTCCTTTCTTTTTAATAGTCATTGCAACAGACCATCCAATTTTCTTCGCCTCTTCATCATCAACCTTAAATTTCCTCTTCGCCCACCTAATCAACGGCTCAACCGGGGGCATATGAGGTCTTGTTCCAAACTCAACGTACCTTGCATAAGGGACATCAACACCTACGATACGAACACTAAACGCTGGTTTATCAATAACAACTAAATTCCTTTCTCTAACATGTTCAAACCCACCAATAGACTCCATATTATTCTCCAATATAACCTTAAACCTCTCACTTAAACGGTTCAACGTGTATTCAACCAGTCCCTTTATTTGCTCATCTTTTACAATAATATCAATCATCATACCACCGTTAAATCCTTACCCACAAATGCCAGCGACATTTCTACAACTTCACCGGGTCTAATACTAGTACCCACCTCTTCTATCTTACTTGGTGTGAACGTCAAAGTATTACTACCCATCCTAATGCTAAATGTTACATCACTCCCGCTCTTAAACTTCGTATACATACCTATAGAATTCAAAACTATACTCATCCTACCCGAAAGCGTTATAACTCTCCCATAAACATCCTGAAAATACTCGGTACCGAGTGTGTACACTGGCTCAATAGCTGAATTTATATTTATGCTCACACTCCTAACATAACCGGCGTCTTCACCATCAACACTAACACTGCTATCCACAAACGTTATAGGTGAACCATGATCACAATTTATATCACCGTTTCCAGTCCCAACTAAAAAATCCATTGCCACACCCTCAATCGTGCCGCGCACAACTTCACCTATTCTGCTCGTCAACGTTAATCTCGACGCATACGTATCATTCGAAATGTATGATATACCATCAACTTCCATTTTGAGACTAAACTTCGTTGGATTTACTCCCAGTAACCCCAAATCATCTATAATTTCCTTAATTTTTCCGTCTGTTGGATTAAAATCAATACTCCATGATGCGCTATACCGACCACCCACCAGCGCCTGAGGTTTTCTACAGCCAACACCAGTCACTTGAATAATCTCTCTCCTCAAACTGACATTATTTATGCTTACACCCGTTCCAAAATTTTTCCATGTAGTGCCACCATCTATACTATATACAACACTACCTTTATTACCTGTAAAAACCGTCATTTACAACACACCCCTATAAACATTCTAACTCTAACATTAATAACAAACCTATACAACCCCTTCATCTTATCACTCAACTCGTTTATCGAATCAATCATCACCATCCAGAAAATACCACGGCGCTGAAAAATCACTAGTCTGCCGTTATAAATGCCCCACACCCAGCCTGTAATAAACGTACCATCATCAAATACCAATTTAACGTAATCGCCACGCGCTAACTCATCACTCCCAAGATACCGAACACTAACAACATATGCACCATCATGCTTAAACTCAACAAAATCGTCGAATTCTCTCAACTCAACAGGTTCATCATCCCCATTAAATTCGTACTTCGCGCTCCTGAACCAATCCAAAATATGTTTTTTCAGCATCGCGTAACGTTGCTTATCCGCCGTTCGAACGTCAATAGCAACACGCGAAACAATATCATATGTATTCGTATTAATCCCCAGCCAATTCACGTTAGAAAAAATTTCATATACAAACACCCAATCTGCGTCCCTCACATCTGCCCTCTTCTGATTATAAACATAATCAACACGAATAGTTTTTCCAAACGAAACACCGTCAAACATATCCAAAAGAGTCAAGTATACAATATCTGCTCCATCCATACTTACTCACCTTACTGTAAAAAATACTGCACAAACATTTAAAAATCGTCATCTTCACTCTTTGGAAAGATATCAACAATCTTATCCCTGCGATACAATCTAATCCACTTTACCCCATCGCCATCTATTTCGCAATACACCTTTACATTCAACTTACCAATACGGCCTTTGTAACAATACGGGGCTGTTGGGTTATCAGTCTTCTCGATTTTTTAATCACTTCGTGTTCCAACTCATCATAATCATCAACTTCAACTACACGTTTACCGGAATCAAAATAAGAAAAAAGACGAGATTCGAGCTTCTTCATATGTCATACACCTTCCTTGTCACCCATACACCCAAATAAACAAACGGTGTGTCGGTCAGGGCTATAAGAACTTTCACCACATACTGTCCCAGTATCATATCAAACAATACATCGGTTGGGACTACTCCATAAAACGCAAGACCTATAAACACAATCGTATCAATTGCCTGACTAACTATTGTACTCGCATTATTCCTTAGCCAAAGGTACTTGCCACCAGTTTTATCCTTCCAAAAATGGAACGCCCAAACATCGTGATTCTGCGAAATCAAATAACTCACAACACTCGCGCCAACTATGCGTGGAGCCATACTGAGAACACTGCTAAACGATTTGGTAAAATCCTCTGACACAAACGGGGCAGCTTGCCAGTGAACTGCTAGCCATATTGCAATAACTGCGACAATGTTTGTAATAAACCCCGTCATAACAACCCTATAACCTTCCTTCCTACCCCACACTTCATCAATAATATCAGTCACGAGAAAGGTTGCGCTATATACTAACACCGCAGCTGGAACAACAAAACTCCCTATCGTAATCAACTTCACTGCAATTATATTCGCCACAACAGTAAGCCCCGCGTAAAGCCCGTAAAACACACCCCGTCCAAACCACCGAGAAGCAACAATACCGCCTAAAACAATGCCCAGTGTGATAATTGCCCAGATAATGAAATCAATCCAATTCATCTTCGTTCCCCCTCCACTCATAAATCTTCCTGCATACATACTTCTTGCCTGGACCTATGCGGACTATCCACTCCTCCCCCTCGTCATGCCTGACACCAACCCTAAACTCACCACAATCATACACGTAAACCGGGGAATCTATCTCATGTTTCTCATACCAGACATCGTCATCGCCAATCATAGAAACAACTTCCTTTGCAACATCCTCCCTTGTAAATACGCCGAGAATAACATCCCCCTCAACAACAACATAAACCTCCATAATACCACCCCTCCATTTATTCAAACAATTCCTTAAACAAACACCGCTGGTTGTTGTATCCCGTCTACCACGTAGCAAAAATGAAATATAACCGTAAAACCAAACAAACTAAATTTCGTGCCCTGTTTCAACCCGCCTCCTCATGTTTTCGCTCTCTGTTCTTCATTAGCAAATCCAATATAAATCCAAAATCCACATGACTAACAGTCGAATAACTAAACTCATAATCAACTTTCTCAACTACAATATTTCCCTTAACCCACGTACCAAACTTTTTAACAAAACCGCGCTCCTTAAGATTCTTGTCTAAATATTCCTCATCAATAGCTCTAAAGAATACCATAACATGCTTACGAACAATATTTCCATCTTCACCTAAAAACTTAACCTCTACACCACGAACCATCATCCTATCACCTCCTCGACAAATTTATCCTCCTTCTCAATTATCACCTTCGCCTCATCCCTAACAATACCTGTGAATGTTGTGTTACCCACCTTGAATTCTATCATCCAATCCTTAAACCCGTTATCTCTCGCGTTCTTCGTCATCGAATAAACATAATGCACGTATGGCCAGTGCTCAGAATACCATTGTTCACCAAATTCTTTGATTAAACTTTCTCTCATTGTATATCACCAACTCGCTTTCAGATACATTAAACCCACCAAAGTTTATAAATTTTTCGTCTGAACATTCATCCTCCTTGACAACAGCCTCAATTCTATAAAATCCACTCTCATCTAAATCGCCTTTTTTTGTTCTATAATACCATAGTCCGTTTTCATCTCGTGTGCATTCCCAGTAAACTTCTACTCCGCTCGGCTTAATAACCCTGAACTTACATTCAATAGCATCGCCAACATCAGCATAAATATCAATACCGTAGCTGCCTGCGTATATCACTGGTCGCTTCATCTCCATCCCCTCCGCAGAAACATCCGCACTGCCATTCTAACCCTCTTTCTCACTTCTTTAAACAGACATAATAGTCTCGTATATATATTTGCATCTACAATATATAAACCCTTCGCCTCTAAAATCTTGCCAATTCTCGATACCTGTATATCTCTTAACCATGCTACACTATCATAATTAACCTTCAGTCTCCTGGGCATTTTCGTTCTTATTCCAATTAAATCTATCTTACCTGGTAATACACGATACCCGCCAAATAACCCTAACGTGAAACCGTCACCAAACACTGTTTGCCTATAACCCCTCATCCACAACTTAACATGTTTAATAAAATCAACGTCATTTATATCCATAGATGCCTTGAAATTCTTGTTAAAATCCCTCACTGAAAACTCATGTGCACCACTTACACTATCGAACTCAGTCATACTACTACTATATACCGCACCGAAATTAGTATCTGTAAAATCGTTATACGTAAACCACCAATGCTCCGCCGTTTTTTTCTCACCCAATAAAAATACTGAAAAGAAAATTAAAAACTTAAACTAACAACTTGCCTTCGCCGATATATGACTTCATTTAACTAACACCCCAAATTCATTTCTTATATGCTAACATAGCATCATTCATACCCCGTCAGCATTACAATGGGTCATTTTACGTTATATTGTTTGCTATAACATTGTTTGAGCCACCAACTGAAATCGCTCCTGATGTATTTCCTGTTACAATGTTATTTGTAATTATTAAGTAGTCTTCACCACCAGCACCGTGTATGCCATATGCTCCGTTGTCAATCACATTACACCCGAGAACCTTGCAATGTGTTACATTCCAGAGGCGAATCCCATCGTAACCATTGTTTCTACAAGTAGCTCCTAAAATTGTTATATCTGCTCTTATTGTCTCACTGGCATATCTAAAAATCCCATGAGTATTGTTGTTATAAAACTCCCCGCCTATGACTTTTGTCCCATAACCTACTGATACCCCGTGGTCATTTCCGTAACACTTACATCCTATTATCTCATCTGCATAATCACTCAAAATTCCGCTATTAGTATTGTTTCTCGCTATAACTCCAATCAACACATTACCCTTACCCAACTCATTTGCATTCGAGTGAACCCCGTTTGTTGCATTACCCTCAAGAACAATTCCTTTTGCAATACAATCATAACTCTCAGCAAAGTACAGTCCGTTATCTGCTTGGTTGTTAGCTGAGTATCCACCAATGACTTTGTACCCAATTGCTCTATATATGTGAATATTCGCTTCTCCCGTTTGACTTCCACAATTGTTTACATAAGGATTAATTATTGCCCCATTATCAACTGTCCGAGATGAGTGATATACTTGTATTCCATGCCGTAAACAATTTTCAACACGTGGATTAAATAGTACTACATCCGTAGCTTCTATTCTAATACCTCTTGTGTCGAAAGTTCTGTTGTTACCATCTATATACAGGTTAATTAAGATAGTTTTTGGAGCTGTAGATAAAACTTTCAAAATTGCACCCGTGTCTGCGTTTGCTATTAGCTTACCTGAAAAAACAATTATTGATGTAGTCTTAACCTGAATTATTGTAGATATTTTAAAATTTCCTTTTACGTATATTGTCTGGTTTTCAGTAACTATATCGAATACATTCTGTATCACTTTCGCATCATCCACTCCTGCTTCCCCTTTAAATTCAATCTTTCCTGTTCTACCATTCTTGGCATAAACATAATTATCATCCTTGAAAATGATGTAATCATAACCTTGCACTGGTTCATCAAAATATTTCCACTCATTATCATCAACAGTTACACCTAACTGCCCGACATTTGGGTTGTACGCAATCTTCTTCTTTACAATACCATCGTCCCAAAACTTAATCTCAGCCATGACAATACCCCCTTAGATAATCACCCATTTACCTCCCGAACCAAAAAACATCAAACTCACATCTTGTTCGTAAATCTCAATCTGATTTTCACCATCAATCAACTCGCCGTTAACACTCATAATCAATACTGCGTTGCTGTCTGCGCTGGTTTTCTTGACAAGAACAATGTTATCATCGCGAGGCTCGGGTAGGACAATAGTCACATCACCGGCGCTTGTATCAACCAACATCGCATCGTTATATTTTGCCTCATAATCAGAACTAACCTCAACCGTTCTTAAATTCGTTGCAAAATCCCCGACGCTGACGCGCGCATCGAAAATATCTCCATCATCAATATAACCCTTAGTACCATTCACTCTCACAACCGCGAGCGGAATCTGTGTATCTTCCAGGCGCGCAGTCTTACTCACAACCAACCCGTTAGGTAAACTCAACGTTCCCGTGCCTTCCAAAACTTTCAGGGCCTGGTCTACACCATCCCAAACAATGACATCATACCTAACAGTGCCCGTGGGGGCTGCTGTTAAGGTAAAACTCGTTCCGTTTACATCGTAAACAATCATATCGTACTTAACCTTGCCACTCGCAACATTAATAACCAAATCGTTATTGCCACTCGAGGTAACTTCCAATCCTGTAACAACATACTTCCCATTCAGTGCCTGAACAAACGCCTCTAAGTACGTTGGAAAAATCGGTTTAGCATCATCAACACCCCTAAGCCATGCCAGCACCATCACTCCTCACCCAGATACTTTAACTGAATCGTCCAAAATATCTCAAGAACATCACCTGCATCAAAATCAACGTTAATAACTGGAAATACTCTCCGCGCCAGCAATACGCCCCCACTCGCGTCATTAAATACGCCCGCCTCAGTTATACTCTGCAAACCACTCACAACGCTCGAATCAAATACCCCGTGCAAGCGAACTGCATCATTATTAGTATCAATAGTGACAAATTCAACACCTGCATTAACTCTAACAATTTCATTCTCTAACGCCGTATCTGAAGAACTCTCTGGAGTTGTTCCAGTACCAATCGCAATATACCTAAACCGCGCAGTTTCATCCGTAAAACCCAACTTAAGAAGCCATGTTTTTCCCGCATCTGTGATGACATTCCGAAAGGAATGTTCTTCAACAGAACCATCACTCCGCCTAACAATAATACGCACCTCACCCTTAAGACCAGCATCACTCTTTATCATAACAACCACCTCTCCTTAAAAACAATACCGCGGGGCTGGAGATGTAATTATACTCTGAACCGTTGTATATGTAACCCTGAAAAATATACGCGCCGTCTTTCGGAATATCCTCGTCTGCAATGTAGACAATAATCCTACCGTCTTTTAAATAACCCGTAACTTTCTTAATCTCACCGCTCGGATACTCTACATATGCGCCGGCTTCAATCCATTCATCTACCTTAATATTAGGTTCCAGAACAATCCTGTAATTCATATGCCCCAACCAATAAAAATACAAAAGAGAAGTTTAAAATCCCATCAAACCTCGGCATACCAGTAAAACTTCAGCTCAGCACCGCTGGCTGGGGCAGTGTCAAACGTAATCGTTATATTTGTTGTATCTGCACTAACCGAGCTGTATGCTTTAGCATCAGCACTTAGAGGTTGCACAAAGTATTTACTGGGTGCATCAACTAGACCATGCACTATTGTAAATGTCGTCGTGCTCCCATCACCAGTGAAAGTTGCAATACCCGAATTCCTTTTACCAAAACTCTTAGTTGAGACTACAACACTATTCCTGAAAGTTGTTAGAGAACCATAATCAATTCTTTCAGTCATTGGATAACCATCAATTACTATAATTCCTCCACCGTAACTACCAAGATATACTGTATTATTTGTTCCCTCGTAATCTGCAATATAACCTTGTATGTATGTTCCACCCAAATCATTTGAGTATACTGCATACGCATTACTATCATTTGCCCCATAACTAACAAAATTTATATTTACTAACCCTGACCGAACAAGTTTATTAGCATAAATCGCTGTGCTGCCAGTTTTGTAGAATGTTGCATTCTCTAATCTGACATAATATCCATCTATTATTTTAATTCCACTCCAAGCTGTCCATGATATTGATATGTTATTAATATACGCATAATATAAATATCCACCTAATGCACCATATTGCACAGAAAGCGTACTTAATGGTGTTTCTTCTATATGAGCATTAACAATATGTAAATGAGTTACACCGGCCTTACTAACATCTTCTCCATCTATAAATATTCCTCCGTAATTACGTTCAGCATACAAATTTGTTACTTGTAAATCAGTTGTCTTTTCATATGGTGATATTTTTGGTTCAAAATATATAATTGGTGTTCCTATAAGTTCACCACTTATCGTTGTAATATTAGTCGTGTTACCGCAATTATATATCTCTATATTATCGAACTTATTAATATTTGAATTCTGGCCATAGAAATGTATCGCTATGCCTCCATGATTTTGAAATACCAATCCCTCAAATGCTCCGTACCAAACACCACTCAACTTCAGCAAATCTGTATTATACTGTCTATCATTCCCGTCAAACACAATATTTTTAAGCGACGTGGTAACAACATCAGAAACATAAAACATATCAGAACCACTAGAATTATCGGATACTATATGCATTAAATCGACATCATTATATAACTTCAAAATAGATTTATACTTTACACCCTCAAGTGTAACCCCTGAACGCAACTTAAGTGTCGACGTTATCTTATAAACTCCTTCCTTAACAAAAATATTACCTCCGCCATTATTATACACCTCATCAATCACATTCTGTATAACATTACTTGCATCAGTATCACTAAATTCAATCTTCCCTGTACGTCCATTCTTAGCATAGGTAATATCAACTATACCATCGTTATTGGTATCCTTACCATAAACTATGTAGTCATAAGCATTCATCGGTGCCTCACCAATATGCCAACCGTTAATTTCAGTCTGTCCAGCATCATTGCTAAACTTGCCCTCAGCCAAGTCAGCTTTAATCTTACTCGCCCAACGACTATATGACCAACCCACACTCATTACAACCACCATAAAAAATACCGCACTGTGGTTTAAAAGACCCAGTTAATCCCCAAATATCGCCAACAGCAAAAACAATACCACAATTGTATTAAACACCGCCAAGCCTATGCTCAAAAACAATACCCAGCTCAGGGTGGGGAATCCTGTGACGTTAAATATCCACTTATCCGCAAAATACGCCAACACCGGGCCTAATATAGGAATCACACCCAGTATCGGAACAACGCCAACCACCAGTGCGCCAATGAATCCGCCAACCCAGAAATTAACACCTAACACATAACTCTGAACTGCACCCAGAATAAAACCCAAAATCATCGCATGTAACACGCTAATATCAACTTCAATGTCACCCTCATCCATCCGTCAATCACCTCTAACAAAACTCAACCAATCATCAGCGCCCCAGAAAGACGAACAAACATCACTCTCCCCAACCCAAATACCATGCAATACGCAGTAAATGCCGCGTTTGCATCTCACACGGAAAATACAGTTCGCGCACCGTTTTACTGAATCCATGATTTAACCTCCTCTACATAACGTTTAAACCACTCCTTAATCTCGTCATCTGCCTTACCCTCGATAAGTAGAGCCCACGCCTCGCTCGCAGCCTCATTGCCGTTTGTTTTTGCATACTCAGTTAACTTCCCACTCATAGCCATATGATACGCCCAGAACTCAACCGGTCCACTCTCAACCAAATCAAATAACGCATGCTGAAACTCGTGCCAAACAATACCGCGATAACCATACTCCTTCTTCCCTGGGATATCAACCGGGAGATGAACCTCACTCTTGCAGTAATACGCCGCAGTATCAATATTCGCGGCCCTCTTAATATCCCCGCTCGATTCAAAAACAATACGTAGCCCGTGCTTCACCTGAAAATAAACGCTCAGAAAATTTGCAACGCCGCGCCAGAAATCACCCTTCCTCAGCTCATCAACCGAAACATTCTCGCTCCTGAACTCGAAAACATTCTGCGTCAACCACGGGCCGAAAAACATTTCAACTGCGTCAGCAATACTCTCATCCTCGTTGATATCACGGATAAACTCATACCCGCGCGAAATGCTCACCAAAGCCAGCGCCTGCTCTAAACTTTCAACCTTAGCAATACCACCGACGTCGAACAAACCACCTTCAATCCGGGGAAGTTCAATTTCACCCTTCTCCAATACCCTGACAGCTTCACTTAACAATGCCCAGGAAACGACCAGTTCGTCGAGTCTATCACCCTTAACTATCCACTTCCCTGCTTTAATCGTATTACCCTTGACGATAATACTATCGCCGTCCTTCAACTTAAAAACAATACCGTCGCCGCGGTGGACTGATTCGCACCTATCTAAAATATCATTAAATGCTTGAACAACGTACTCCTTGTACTTCTCGCTAATGTTTTCCGTCGCGCTTTCACCTAGCTCACGTTTTAAATCATCCGGGAGTTCCTCACTCAAAACATACAAGCCACCTTTCGGGCCTTCGTAAACGCGAACACCCCTGCTCTCATACTTTGGTCTCTCCTCCGGGCGAATGTAAATCTTGGTCATCAACCATCACACCCCTCCGGCTTACACCCGTTTAACATCATCTTGATAAACAATGCTTTATACTCAGCCATGATAATCTTCGCATCATTCGGGATCTTCCCATCAACAATCTTTATACGCGAATGTAATTCTCTTGCAACCCGCCGCCACTTCGCGTAAAGTTCACAACAATTGTCCATAAAAATCACCCCTTGACATCGATACCCAGCCGCACACCAGTGAAGACGCCATATAACATCAGAAACCGCCGCGCAGTGTCGCCTTCAAAAACAAACTCATCCGTACCGTTCAACCACTCATCAATCAATTCATCTGAAAATACTCCAGTATCCAGTAGAATATCCAAGAAAAACAATACCGCGAACTCGTCGTCGCTCAGCCCGAACCGTCGCTTTCCTAAAATAAAAGAAACCATCAAAACACCTCCACAATTCTATCGCCCATCTGATGGACTTTAACACCCTTCCTGAGCATATCCTCAACAACCTTCCTGAGTTCACCCTTAACATCCTTAAAATCGTACTCTTCCCTGTAAACCTCGTAACCGTCCCAATCGAGATACGCAACAACCACCTTCATAATACCACCTCCAAAAACAATACTGCACAATGCTTTAAAAAGCTTTGGGTTCTGCAATCAAACCCTCCACGTCCTTGAGAATTCTCTCGACCACTGCTCTAAATACCCACTCATCAGCATTCACAATCCAAGTACAACCATCACAACCTGCAAGTCCGGAAACTGCACCATCAATCATCACACCATCACTAACCTTCTTCCAGACATCAAAATCAATACCGTTCAGCCATTCAATGCAAAACCCAAACTCTTTCTCTAAAATATCTGCCGCTGTATTACTATCAATGCCTACAAACACAAAATGATACTCGTTAAACCTATCATCCTCAACAAACACGCTCAACTCCAGTTCAACTACCATCTTCGTCCCCCCCAAACAGTGAAACTCTCGACAATACCGCACCAGCAAATTTCCTCAATATCATCCTCGCTAAACTCCGGCATTTCATCAACCTCTTCAACGCTCCAAACAATACCGGGGCAGGGGTTCTTCACAGCCTCATAGTCATAATACCGTGCTGCTTCAAACGGGTCATCGTTGTCAACCGGTAACATTCCTCTCTTTACGAAAACAATAAACATCGGAGTCTCCCAGGTTGGGTCTTTACAGTCCTGTTGAATCCAACCAACCACACCAAGAACCTCGTCTCTGCTAAGAACCCCATTCAGCCACTTTTTTATCTCCTCTGCTCTTTCCCTTCCGCGCTCGGTAACTTTGCGTTCACATACAATCTCTGTCTCGGCATAATCCCAAAACTTATTCATTGTTTAATCACCCCCTATCTTACACCACCCTAATCATTTACCTACACAAAAAATTCAATAAAATCTAAAATGCGCGCCTTCACTATTCTACTCTCATTAAAATGCTTCCAAAATACAACATTCTTCTATCTACAAAAAATAATAACTAAATCAAGAAAATCAATTTTAACACCAACCATCACTTTTTAAACTCATCCTGTGAACCAATACTATCCATCTCCGTATGCCAATCAACATATAACACAGGAAGTGGATGTGACCATGTATCCTCTGGGTCATCTCCAAGTCTTTCTAATTTATGAAATACAATCTGACTCAACGAATGTACTTTATCAATCCTACCAAAATTAAGAAGTACATGACGACCCTTCATGTCCTCCGTGATGGTAAAAGTCTTAGTAACAACGCTAAGTTTCTTATTAAAATTCAACAAATCATTAGCACCTGAATCATTTATGATAACCTCAACTGGCAACTTCTCCCAAGACAACCTAAGCTTTACCGTACCAGAATCGGCATCTGGTGGTATATATGTATGAATATGAAACGCACAATCACTATAGTACTTTGGGCTATGATTAAACTGAGTAAAGAACTTTATACTCGAAGTAACACCCGGTGGAAATGCATAAGTCTCAAGAACCGGGCTTGTATTTGTGACCGTAACCTTATAGTAATCAGCCGGGATATCTATCGGAATTTGAACTTCCTCCAACGCATCAGCACCAGTATTTGTAATATCAACCTCATAACCATCCGTTATTTCTGTAACTGTAACTGTAACTTGATTTTCATCATACAACTTCCTAACGCAAATATAATCAACCCTCAACGGATTTGACGAAGTATCTGAATCACACACAAACCGTAATGTTCCCGGACTATAAGTGTAATTTGCAACAACAGTTTTTGAATTGGTTATATTCACAAATGTTTGTCTATTCGACTCAAGAATAACCCGATATTCATTCCATGCATTAGCTGTCTGCGAACCACCTGGATACGTAAACCCGGTACTAATAGCATGATATCCGGTGCCCCTATCCGAAATAAAATACAAATTACCAACCTTGATACCACTATCGAAATCGTAATTACCACTATACATATTCCACTCAATAATTACACCTGACGGAATAGTATTCTTCGTCTGTGCTCCCTGAACCAAATTACCTCCATTCACCGATAAAATACTGCCAGAAACAGATGAATTTGAATAATCCCATAAACTGTAATCATAACCATTAAAATCGTCATACAGAAGAAAAACATTTTTAGGATTAGCAGCACCCGTTGAATCCCTAATAAATTTAAACTTAACAGTCTGTCCAGGCTTTATATTAGCCTTAACCCATACTTTGCCTTTATACACTGCATAATCAGTATAACTTTCGTAATCTGTTTCCGCTAACGTATACGTAACAATATTATCATCTGGCGATATTCTATTCGTAATTTGGTCATTCCAAACTGTTGCATCACCAGTTAATCTAAGTGAACCATCGGGCGCAAACTCAAAACCAACAGGAAAACTGGCACCAGTTGAAGATAATTTTGAAATAAACTTCAAACTAAGCACCCCCCTTTGTAAGTACTCCTACACTAAACACATACATATTCTTACAACCATTATTCTCTATCCTAATAGTCAAAAGCTCATCACCAATATCATTAATCACGACAACATAACCCAAATCATTTATTTCTTTCAAAGTTGGAAGAAAGCCTGCTTTAATACTCGAATTAACTATTTTTTCTGGTGAAACAGCAATCAAAGCCTTCGTCGGAACATATCCAGTTTCATCTTTCAAATTAATTCTAAATTCAATAAATCCACCCGGACCAATAACTACAGCACCCGATTTACCATCAAATATATAGACACCGTCATATATGTAGTCAAACAACTCGTCACCACTAATAATAAGCATATCATTAAAATTCTCAACCTGGGAACTCAATGCCACCAAAAATACATACATTAATTGATTCCATATTCTAAATTTACTATTCAACTCTAAGTACTTCTCAACATATTCTAAATATTGCTTTCTTGAATCACCAATAGCCATTTCAATCACCTATAAAATGAAAACATCAAAGAATTGGTATTAGATACATAGTTTCATCTGAAGTTCCTGAATTACTAAATCTAACATTCTCCCCATCACTAATTATCAAACCGCCGACGCCTTCGGGATAAATGATTCTCCAAGTAGTACCCCCATCTGGTGAATATTCAACCCTAACAGTAGAACTCTGTGCAACAATATAAACACCCTTCGGAACAACAGCAGAATCGCCAGCAGCAACAACAACAGTAGCTTCAGTTCCTAACACTTTAGCTAACTGGCTAAACCTAAGCCCTTCGACTGGAATCGCGTCAGCTCCACCATAAGCGTGCCTATCACCGTGGCTCTCTACTTCCAAAATTTTAGCCCCAGTACTATCTCGTATTTCAATATTCTTCGAACAATCATTTATAACAATCTTTCTCTGTAAAACACCATCCATATCATACATCCAAACTTCCCCGGACAACTCACTCACCCCATACACCTATATGAACCTCACCCAAAACCTGAACAATACCGCGAACATCAATCTTCTGGCATTCCAAAATGCCCAAAACTCTCAACTTCCCTAAAACCTGGAAGTTCCGCGTGACATTCTCTTCGCCGCTCAATACGCAACCGTACGAATCTAATTTAGTGTTATAGACTTCAAACCCCTTATTCAAAATCTTATTCAGCGCTTCCCTTGTGCTCATACTACCACTCAAATTATCACCACCCAAACTTCGAGGCTTTTGCAATAAAAACAATACCTGTAATAGCAGTCTCGTTGGATTCAACACCGCGACACAATTCATCAATCTTAACTAATTCTAACCGAGTGAATGCCGCTTATATACCGTCAAAATATATTGAAAAGAAAAATATTTAAATCCGCTATTTCCCTTCACATAAAGTGCCCAATCCTCGCAACCTCTAATGACAAAATAGTCGAACACCACCCACCGCCACAGACTAACAGCGGTTCTTTCACTTTTTAAATGCTCCAAACTTTATTCCACCATTCTCTTTGTCTCTTCCAGCACCCGGGGGGTATAAGCTCGCGCTCGGGGCAATACCCTAACCAAATACATTTAGGTCCAATCTTCGCCCATTTAAGTATCGGCTTCAGCTCATCAACCTTGTAGACCTCTTCCCACATCCTCTTTGCTAACTCACGAATCTCCCACTGCGCGCGCTCGCACATTCTCAAACCAATGAAATGCTTGAACTCTCTCATATTCATTGACACCACAATCTTAGACCTAACAGCCTGGGGAACGATGAACCGTGCATCCTCGGCGGGGATACCTCTCCTAATGCTCTCCTCATACAACGCCATAACCCGTTCCAGTATTTCTCTCCACTTAGAATGCAATACCGCGTCGTTTTTTATGCTCTCTGGAATAACAAACAATTCCTCGATATCGCCGTCTCGCTCCAACTTAAGATACCGCTGACTCGCCTGAACGAAACTCGCGTGTCTATGTCTAACCAACTGGTGGGTACACACCCTGCTACAACCTTCAACCGCGAACGTTAATTTAATATGCTCCAAGATACTCTCATGTCCATACCCCAACACCCGTGGAATATGCAACTCCGCATCTTTCTCAGTAATTTTATCCAACTTATCAATACTCCATTCATCCCAATACGATACCAACGTGGCTTGGGTTAAAACTTTAAGTGGGTTTTTAGTGTAATCGATCAACTTTACTTTCATTTTTCCACCTCCAAATACCATACTTCTTCCCACTTAATTTCTCCTCAAGATACCTCGGTAAATACTTCTTTAAAAATTGATTAATTGACCTTATCATTCCTCATCACCTTCTACTTTACACAATCATCATACATTGTTACCTCAACATCAACCCACTCACTTTCTTTAGCATACATATTATAAATAATTTTTTCTTGTCAAGCTCAACTATCCATTTTGAATACTGTTTCTTAAGATATTCGAACAACTCGTTTCAATCCTTAAACTCCCTTACCTCTTCATAAATTAAATCACTCGCTTTCGTTATCAAAACCTTCATCACCTATCACCTCCCATACCATTTACCAATACTGTGGTTCTGCTTGAAATGCTTTGACTCGATTGACATCAATACCCAGCTCATCTGCGACTCTCTTCTCGACTACCTTATACCATTCACTACCATGCTCCTTCTTCAACCTCTCTGCGTCGTCGTATTCAACATCAATAACAATACCTGGCCAGCCCCATTCAGCTTCACCGCTCTCATCTGCTGGGCTAATATATGCTCTATCCACACTAATACCATCTCTTTTGAGAACTTCCTGAACTTTAAATTCAACATCCCAGTCGTTCTTTACTCCTAACTTCCTTTTAAACTGCCACTCCTCAAAGTCATACTTATACTTGTCGAACCTCTTAACGAAATCAACCGCCAACAAAACGGGGAACGCCAGAATCACAACTACAGCATCAACTGCGTTAATACCCTCGCTCATGGCAATACCGGCGACTACACCAGTCATAAAAACAAGATACCAAAGCCAAACACCTGCCCTTACCAATGCATACCACATCAGAAATGCTCCGATGCCAACTAACACCAATTCAGCCTTTCTTCTCATCACCTATCACCTTCTCAATGTCAACCCAAACCCGGGCGATAAGGCCCCATTCCTCGTCGCAACCGTAAATATCAACCCAGTCAGTCTTGACATCAACAATCCTGATGCCATCCTCCTCCATCCTACTTAGCATCTCGCCAATCTCGCTCCATTTCAAATGGTTCACATCAAAAAACAATACAACCTCGAGCCATTTGTGTTTGCATATTACTTCGTCAATCCAAAATTCCTTCAGGCCATACCGCGCGCTAAAGAAATTCTCAATCTCATTCTCATCCATTAGAATGTGCACAAAACTGCATGGTGATATGTTGAAACTCCTACCTGGTACCTTATGACATTCAAGCACATGATTTTTGACTTCCTTAAAACTTTCAAACTTCTCACCACATAATCTACACCTAAACTCAATCATTACCGTTCCCTCCTAATAATTGTTCCATAAAACTCACCTTTCCTAGCATCATAACCTCAAACCCAAACAACAAGTCTAACGCCACCTATCTCAATATCAATATACTCACCTTTCAACATTGACCTAACAAATTCTTTCGCTTTCTTGTCATCATCCACCCGCAAAACGATATTATTGCCCGCCAATAAATCAATAGAAACCAACTCAACATCCGACACATTAACCACCCCAAAACAGTATAATGGTGCGGGGGCCGGGATTTGAACCCCGGAACCCCTACG